TTGTGCGGTTGTAATGCCTACTTTATCATTGTTTGTTGCTACATTTGATCGCATAGTATCTAAATCTGTCGCCTTTGTTACTGTTATATGTCCTAATTTAGTTTGTTCAGTACTGGTAATTCCAGTCTTTGCAGTATTTGCTGTGATTGCATCCGCTTGTGCAGTTGTAATTCCAGTTTTCGCAGTATTTGCTGTAATTGCGTTTGCTTGTGCGGTTGTAATCCCCGTCTTTGCAGTATTTGCTGTGATTGCGTTGGTTTGCGCAGTTGTAATCCCAGTCTTCGCACTATTTGTTGTGATTGCATTGGCTTGGGAATCAGAAATTGTTGTTGGTTTGTTTGATAAATCAGTATAACTTCCCGAGAAACCGCTTTCTCCAGCTCCAATTAATGTTCGAACCTTAGCAGGTGTTACTCCCGTTCCAAATGTTAGTGTTCCCCCACCACTAAATATGGCAGGTTCAGCATGAGATTCCAAATTATCTAAATTTATCGCCTTTGTTACCGTTATATGGCCTAATTTGGTTTGTTCGGCGCTAGTAATCCCATTTTTCGCTGTATTTGCTGTGATTGCGCTGGCTTGCCCGCTTGAAATCCCAGTCTTCGCGGTATTTTCTGTGATTGCTTTAGCTTGAGTGTCTGTAATGCCTACTTTATCATTGTTTGTTGATATATTTGTTCCCATAGTATCTAAATTTGCAGCCTTTGTTACAGTTATATGTCCTAATTTGGTTTGTTCGGCGCTAGTAATCCCAGTCTTCGCGGTATTTGCTGTAATTGCATCTGCTTGCGCGGTCGTGATCCCTTTCTTCGCGGTATTTGCTGTGATTGCATCTGCTTGCGCGGTCGTGATTCCCGTTTTCGCGGTATTTGCTGTGATTGCATCTGCTTGTGTGGATGTGATTCCCGTTTTTGCAGTATTTGCTGTGATTGCATCCGCTTGTGCAGTTGTAATTCCAGTTTTCGCAGTATTTGCTGTAATTGCGTTTGCTTGTGCGGTTGAAATCCCCGTCTTTGCAGTATTTGCTGTGATTGCGTTGGCTTGTGTGGTTGTAATACCTATTTTCGCAGTATTTTCTATGATTGCTTTAGCTTGGGAATCAGAAATTGTTGTTGGTTTATTTGTTAAATCAGTATAACTTCCCGAGAAACCGCTTTCTCCCGCTCCAATTAATGTTCTAACCTTAGCAGGTGTTACTCCCGTTCCAAATGTTAGTGTCCCCCCGCCACTAAATATGGCAGGTTCAGCATGAGATTCCAAATTATCTAAATTTATTGCCCTTGTTACTGTTATATGTCCTAATTTGGTTTGTTCGGCGCTCGTAATCCCATTTTTCGCTGTATTTGCTGTAATTGCGTTTGCTTGTGCGGTTGTAATACCTATTTTCGCAGTATTTTCTATGATTGCTTTAGCTTGAGTGTCTGTAATGCCCGTTTTTGCGGTATTGGCTGTGATTGCGCTGGCTTGTCCGCTTGAAATACCTGTTTTAGCTGTGTTGAGTGCGATGGCAGTATCCCAAATTACTGCAGATGCGTCAACTATTCGTTTATTTTCGTTGATCGTCCCCCAATTTGAAAAAATATTGCCCGACATCAAGGTATCTTTTTGATCCCAAAGTACAGCGGATGCATCTAACCTTCCAAGACGATTATTCCAGGTTGCCGCCGAAGATATATGACTATCAGCAATTGCAGTTCCTTGCCAAGTTCCGGTTGCGATTGTTCCAAGTGTAACAATTTTGTTGCTTCCAGTCCAATTTACATTTAAATAATGATCAGAATTTTGATTATTTAGTTTTGAGGCATTACTTGCAGTTCCAAGAAATTCCAAGGGGTAATCTTTATCTTCTGGAGCACCAATTGTTCCAGTAGATGGGTGATAATATAGATTAGAATGTGTATATATTGGTTGTTTTCCTACACTTGTTTTAACAAAAGTAATATAATGGCGACTAGTGCTGTTTGTGTTTTCTAATTTAATATCAGCATTAGTTGCACTAGTTGAGTTGGTTGCTGTAGCAGCATTTCCGGTAATACTTCCTGTAATGATTGTTGAGAATGTTTTAGCTCCTCCTATAGTTTGCGTTCCAGATGTATAAACTCCATTTGTTACCGTGCCAGCATTTCCATTAATATCTCCCACAATGGTTTCTGTGAATGTTTTAATTCCTCCGATAGTTTGATTTTGAGACGTAATGACAGCTCCAGCATTTGTGATGGTTGTAGTATCTACAGTCGCCCCTCCTCCGCTTCCCAAAGGTCCGTCGTCTATACTTCCTCCTACATTTTTAGAAAATTGTAGTTCCATAGTACCACCAGGTTGTGCCTGCTTCATCCAAATCATACCTTCATTAGGTTTTGGATCCGGTGATGGTCGTGTTGTTTGGGGTGTAAGCATTAATCCAGCGGGATCAATAACTGAGTCGTCTGGCAAATAAAGTTTATCAGCATATAAATTTCTGAAGGTTGCATCATTGGCGGATATATCAATATTGTTGTTGTCATGTCCTACACGCTGATTCCCAGTTCCCTCAATTGTCAATGTGAATTTTCTAGTACTATCTCTAGTTAATACAAGTCCATTTTTAGCGTCTATTGTTAATGTATCTCCTCCAACATTAGGTGTTAATGTGCCCCTATTTCCGCCAAGATCAATATTGTTCCAAAGAGGTGCGTCACCTGTATCTCCATCCGGTCCTTTATCGCCAGTTTCTCCTTTCGGTCCAGGTAATCCTCGTCTTCCTGCCCATCCCCCATCCCAAGCACAAGTGCAAGTTTTGTAAAGATTACCACAATTTCCACAGCAAGAATTACAATAATTAGATATAGTAGGTTGTGGTGTGCATACAGAATGAAATGGATCTATATGTGGTTTGGGTTTTTTTCCAATAGAATATATTAACTTGGGGGTATTAATCCCACCCCTAATACATTTTTCTTCTTCTTTTTTTTCAGGAATAGTCATAGTTATATTAAAATTTTCAAATGTTGTTAATTTTTCTTCCATTTTATTACATGTGCATTGTCCACTTTGATTACAAATATTGCAATGTGACTTAGCTATTTTTGGAACAATCATATTATTCATTATTTATAATATAAACAATGAATAATTTATCTTCTAAATATTACAGGTCTTTGACAACCTTCCACAACCAATGGTGGTGGTAATGATGGTTGAAGTCTTTGATAAAAAGATAATAATCCGTGACATTTTATTTTAGCATTAAATTGTGGAGTTGGGTCAACTAAATTAGATGAATTTATTCCTAAAAGAAAGCTTTCAACGTCAGTTGAATTTTCAGACAGAACAGTATTGGGTACTTTTCCATGTAAAACACCTGCGCAAGGTAATAAATTAGTTTTATTTAAAGCGGCGCCGTGATATGTCATAAAATTTGTTGAATGCATATTAGACATTTGTCTCAAGCAGTATTCTCCTGGCATATTTTTATTTCTGGTAGAAGCCATTTATAATAGTTTTAGAAAAGTTTTCTAAAAGTATTAGTTAGTTGGTGGGTGTCTATTGAAATAATCCTGATCTCTAATAAGATCTCTAGTTGGTAATCCTCCCCGTATCCATCCCCGGGCGGCAACTCCTTCTACTAAATTGTTTGGATTTTGTATAGTTTCTGATAAAGAGGGGATTAATGGTGTTGTTTCTCTTAAGAAAGGTGTTTCAGTTACAGTATTACAACTTTTTTTATTACTCACGTGATCACCCTGCTGTAAGGCAGATTCAAGTCCCGGTTTTGATGGTCCTCTGCCTAAATAAGGTACAGTTACGAATGGTCTTTGAAATAATGATATTCTGCACTTAGGATTTGTTTGTACAGTTCCAATCATTAGTTTTGAGTTATCATCAACCACACATCCTCCAGCGCCGACATTACTTCCTACACCCCCTTTAAAAAATATATTAGGTTGTTGAGTAGCAAAATCGATAGGTTGTTTCATGCCACAATGTCTGAGAGCTTCATTGCGCGTCATATAGGATCCAGCAGCTTTATTTTGTATTTCTCTTTGTGTAGAAGTACATTGATCATCGCCCATTCTAGACAGATTGTTAAATAAATAATTAGTGACAGTAGCCATTATATATTTATTGCTTAGAAGTTATTTCCACGGGCGTGAGCTTGTATTATTTTTTGCACATTGAAATTCATTCCCTTCTTTACAAGAAGGCATATCTCCATAACAAAATTCTGCAAATCCTTTTTGATCGGCTGGTATTTTAGTATTTGGCATAGCATAAAAATTGCGCATCGAACGATCAAATGATAAATTATCTCCTAAATCTAGGAATAATCGTGGATCCATTGTTGAATTATTGATTGCTTTATTAATTGGGGGTTCATAAGCAGGAGCTGCTGGAGGTCTTTTTGGATTATCAATTATATCAGTAAGTAAAACATTCATCATGGGATTATTTTTGGTTGGTTGAGTATAATTATCGCTTTGCAAGTTAAAAAATTCAGATTTTACCTTATTATTAATATTATTAGTTTTTTTAGGAGTAGTGAAAGCTTCTTTTACAACTTTATTTTGAATTTGCCTTTTTTTATAAAGTAATGTAATTCCGAGTAAAGTTAAGAACGAGACGATAAAGAATTCGAATCTTTTGGTAATAGCATATCCAATAAGTGTTAATAGAATAACTAATCGTGTCAATGCGTTTAATTTTTTTTCTACTGTTAGATTCGTTGAAGGCCATAATTGAAAAATTTGATCTTTCTTAAATAAAATAAGTGGGTAATCTAACCAAAAAATGTCTTTCATTTATTATATATAGTAAATTAATATTATTTCTTGTTCTTATTCTTTCTTTTTTTTTTCTTTTTTCTCACAGTTCGTTCTGTTCTTTCTTGAGTATAATTTTCAGGTAACCAAGAGCTTTCTACAACTTTTTTTTTAACTTTTTTCTTTTTCTTTTTACTAATTTCAGGTTTTGTTTTTGCCCTTGCAGCCATTTTTTCTTTCATTCTTTCTCTCATTTGAGCTTGTCTCATATTTCTTTGCATATGTGCTTGAAATGCATTTTTATTAAATTTTGTATTTTTTCCAATAGGTAGTCCCATTTTCCCAAATAGACTACTCATGTTTTTCATTCCAGGTGTATTTCCCATTTTTTTCATTAAATCTGAAGCTTCTTTTAAGAGTTCACTTTCTTTAATTTCTCCAGATTTAAGTTTTTCATCTAACTTACTTCCAACTTTTTTTACAATTTTCATTAATTTTCCAGGATTTTTAAATAATTCTTTAAAAACTTCTCCTACTGAAGATACATCTTGTAAATCTAAATTCATTTCATTGGCTGTTTCTTCCGCGATTTCTTTAGCTAAACAACCTAAATGCCCATCTAATAAACCAGAGATATGATCATGCAATTTTTCAGGATCGGGCAAGTCTTCTACATTAATTTTTGAAGCATCAGTATTTTCAAATAGATCACCCATTTGTGAAATTGTTTCTTCTAATTTATTTTTAAATTCTGTTTCATCTATGGCTTCAAAAAATTTTGCAGTTTCTCCAAATCCTTTTCCTTCGGTTTGAAATCCAACAATACTAAATAATATTAATTGTAAATATTTCCATATAATATTTCTAGTTTTCTCACTAATATCTTCTGCCCATATTTCTTTGAAATCAATATTTGGTAAAAAAAATGTATTTATTTCTGAATTTGAAAAAATATCGGAATTTTGATATAATATATCAAAAAATCTTTCTGGATAATGTTTCGTACAATAATCAAAAAGTTTTTTAACCGTATCATCGTCTGGTGTTGGTGATAAAATATTTACCAACATATCTTCTAAATTATCTTTATACTCAGGAAATGTTATCAATATATCATTTAAAAAATCTCTTATAATTTTCACAAAACCATCAGGTATATTTGCGGATGTATCCATTGTAATTAAAGTAGAACAAAAGATTTTAAATCAAACTAATACAATTCGCTTAGTTTTGTTAAGTTCATCAAATATTTAGAGGCTTTAAGTTTATTTGTTTCACCAATTTTTGCTAAGGCAGGTTTCAATCTGTTAATTGCTTCCATTGCTGCTCCTTTATCTTCTACATCATTCATATCATTATCATAATTTTTTGTTAAAAAAAAATCAATGTCTCCCTCCATTATTTGTTTTTTATATTTGTCAGTTACATAATATTTCCAATTGGTCAATAAAGATTTAGGATTGATTTTTTTTAAAGTATTAACTGCAACCCTGGAAGCTTTTAAATCAATATCATTAGGAAACAATGTTATCAAATCATCTAAAAACTCTGAAAGTTGGGTATTAAAAACTTTAAGAATACTCATAATGTTTAATTATTTTGTTGTTTTTAAATCTTTTAATGTTGCTTTATTTCTGCGGCCCTGGCCATCTCTAATTTTCCCATATCAATTTGTCCTATTTTATCTGGAGAATAATCTTCTGGTGGTGTTTCAATCGAATAATCTTCTGAATCCAGCGGAGAAAAGAAATGCATTTGTCTCGTTCCTCCCGTTCCCTTTGCAGATAATTCGTCTGGCGTTAAATCTAAATAAGCATAATTATCAGACATACCCCCCATTTCTCCCGCCGAAAAAGCTAAAGGTTCTCCATTATTTTGGGTACTTTGTTGTTTTTTAAATTCTTCTTTTGGTTCGAAATATTTTATAATATCATCTCCACAAATAACTCTACCTTGTTCCGCTATTAATAAAAGAGCAGGAACTTTGTTAATATTAGGTGGTAACAGACATCTAGCGCCATTTTCTAATATTACATGAATTCTTCCATTTTTTACTTCTCTATTATCTATGCAAATAAAATGAACTTCGTTTTTTGTCATTGTTCTTGCTAATTTTCCTATAATTTTTTTTGAATGTGCACAATAATTACTATAATATAAAACGCTACTCATTATAAAAAAGGATTAAAAAATTTATTTTACGAAAACGAATATTCTTAAAAAATTGATTAAAGATAAAATATATTAAGTATATTATATTATGCCACCCCAAGTAAACATAACATTAAGTGATAGGCAATTATATTTTACCTTATCTAATGTTGATGTAAGTATAGCTAATGCAATTAGAAGAACAGCTCTTAGCGATATAATAACTCCAGTGTTTAAAGAAGAAGATATGATTTTTATTACAAATACTTCACGTCTCCATAATGAAATATTAAAACAAAGATTAGGTTGTATACCCATACACATTAATGATCCAGACATTAAACTAGAAAATTATCTAGTAGAAATAATAAAAGAAAATGGCGGTAAATCTATTGAATATGTAACAACAGAAGATTTCAAAATTCAAAATATTGCAAATGAAAAATATTTAACAGAAGCACAAACTCAAAAAATATTTCCGAAAAATCCAATTACAAAAGATTTTATACTTTTTGCTAGATTGAGACCACAAATAACAAAAGATATTCCAGGAGAAAAAATACATATACGCGCTAAAATGGGAATTTCTAATGCTAAAATCAATGGAATGTACAATGTTGTATCAACTATGACATATAGCAACACAGTTGATCCTGTAGCACAACATCAGGCATGGCAAAAATATTCGAGACAATTACAAAAATTAGAAATTGATTCAGAAACATTGGGATTTGAAAAAATAAATTGGGAAAATCATCAGGGAAAAAGATATTATATGCCAAATTCATTTGATTTTATTGTTGAAACATTGGGAAATTTTACTAATGAAGAAATTATTAAAAAATCTTGCGAAATTCTAATCAGAAAACTTAAATTAATTATTCAAAATAAAGATCAATTTTCCAGCAAAGAATCTGAAAATAATTTATCTAATTCATTTGATATAATCTTAAAAAATGAAGATTATACAATCGGAAAAGTTATAGAAAGCATATTATATCATGATTACTTTCTAAATACACAACAACTTTCATATGTGGGATTTTTAAAAGAACACCCACACGATACTGATAGTATTATTCGTATTTCTTTTGTTAAAGAAACCCCTCCAGATCAAATATTCCCTTTAATTGTAGAGTGTTGTTTAAAAGGAGTTGAAATGTTTAAACATATTATGTCATCTTTCTAAAATTTATCAAATACATTAAAGCAGCTGCATCTAAACTATTAACATGATTTATTACCATTTTACGATCTATATAATTACCAAATGATCTGAGTTTTGATATATAAAATTGATGAAGATTATACATATGAATCCGAAAAGGAAAAGGATATTCTTTTAACTTTTTTTCTTTCTTAATAAAGCAACTGCGATAATTATTATATAAATCATTCGTCCAATTATGAACTTGTTCCTGGAGTTCTGCAAATTTATCTTTATATTCGGGGAAATATCTTAAAAATTCTCCAATTTTATGATTTTTCCTCAAATTATAATACACAAATTGTATTTTTGGGCTATTTCCGCGTAATTGTCTAACAAATTCATAGTTTTGATTGCGAATTTTAGAACGCTCGTTTGTTTTTTTATTTTTTACAACACAACCCAATGTTTTATAATCACAATCTTGAAATGCTAATTTAATTTCATCCCACGTTTGAAAATTATTTGGCAAAATAGCCGGAAATTTAAAATATTTTTCCAGATTTTTAAATTCATAAATATCTTGAGGAATCATATCTAAATTTTGTTTATAATAAATTTCTACCAGAAAAATATTTGACGACTCAAAAGGAACCACAATTCTATTTTCAGGATGTTGAAGAACAAATGAATATGAATATTGAGGATCCAGTAAATTTAGATTAAATCCTATTTCATCAAGTCCATCATTAAACATTTCTAAAAAGGTTTTTCCTTCTTTATTAAAACGGCAATCTGCGCCAATAACTGATCTTGTTGAAATAACCCATTCATTATCAAAATAAAAACAATTTATCATTGTTCCTTCGATAAATTCTTGTATTATACAATCTTTCATTTGGTTTGTTTCCTTAAAATCATTAAACTTATAGGATTTTTGAGGAGCCATTGCAACAATTGTTTCGCCGTCTGTTATTACCGAACGATATCTACCATATGAACCAATGTTATCAGAATTAAGAAATTTTTTCATATATTTTATTAGAAATAATTTGTCGGTTTTTTTAACCTTGAAATTATTTTCTTTTGCATAATTTGGATCATTAATAATCTTTTTAATATCATATTGGTTTGCTTTAGTCATATATATTTTTATCCAACCATTGTTTTAAATCAATTTCATATAAGATAAAATAAAGAGCTTTATTTTCTAAAAGTAGTATAAGATAATGTCTACAGATTTATTTTTAGAACTTGGGGATATTGTTGAAATAAATGCTCCGTCTAATTCAATCATAAATGGTCATAGATATTTTATTGATTATATTGATCAAAAAATTATTTATTTAATTGATGACATAACACTTGAAAAAATTTCATTTAATATTGATGACGAAGGAAAATTAAGCGATGAAACAATAGAATCTATTACAATTTTGAGCCGAAGTGATCAAAAAGGTTATGCTAGGCAAAATGATTTATCAATTGATAAATGGATTTCAATTTATCTTGGAGGAGATTTACCAACCGTTATTACAGGACAGATTACAAATTTAGAAGAAGATATGATAGAGGTTACTACATGGCCTAAAAAGGAAAAAATGTACATTGATTTTGCTTATCAAGGAATACCTTTAGATATACCATTTGAAAAATTTGTATTACGTGTACCTCCTAGCATGACAACAATAGCAGAAGAAATGGAAGGACAACAAGAACAACAAGGACAACAAGAACAACAAGGACAACAAGAACAAGGCGAAGAAGAAGAAGAAGAAGTTGCGGTTCGCATTAGAGAAGTTTTGGCGGAAGGAGATAACGCTTTTGAAATTGGAGACGAATTTGAAGAAATTGAACAATTAGTTAATGTTCCCGAAGAAGAAAGAAGATATGATATACAAGCTCAAAAAAATGACATCTTAGATGATCTTCTTTCTACTATTCCAGTAACAAATAGAACAAAAACAGCACTAAATGATATTCATAAAATGATTGAGCGATTTATACAATTGCGAGAAGACTTCTCTACCTTTGATGAAACTGGTTTATCGTTATCTAAAAAAGAAATTATTATTAAACCATTAATTAAATATGTTAGCGCATTAGAAAAAGGAATACCCCATTGGATACTTCCTATTACCAGAAATAAAAGAAAATTATATGATATTGGTGGTGATGATGAGGATACATATGAAGATGTAGACAAAAGAATTTTAAAAAGAGATATTGAAGAAATTATGAATAAATTTCCATCTATTCGTAAAAGAGATGAAAGACCAAAAGAAGAACAACAGCCTACCGATGAAAGAAATCAATATGATTATAGAATGACTGAATTGCGCGATTTTTTCAAACCATTTTCAAAAACAGATATAAGAAATGATATTATAATAGAAAAAGAAATAAATACAAATTTAGATGTAGTTATTAGTAATTTTGGCGATTTTAATTCTTCAAACGCATGGACGTGGGAAACAACAAATTCTTTTGTAAAGGCGGAGACTGCCGAAATGTCTCGTATAAAAGTTAATCAATTTTGTATTCAACGATATAATACAGGCAAAAATCGCCTTCAAATAGAAAAATTAGAAAATTTTAAAACGAGAACGACATTTCTAAAAATAACCAGGAATGATAATTTAGATATTTGTGGATATATCTTATTCCCCAAACCTGTAATAAATTATTCAAGGATTTTTAATCCAAAAACAAATATAAAATTGCGCGCTCAATTAAATATGATACATTTTGCTTATAATTCAATATTATCCTCCATCAAAAATAAAATGAATTCTAAAATAATTTTAGATATAGAGAAAACTGAACCTTATTCTCTTGATGATGTAACCATAATGACATTAGATCCAGAGATTGAAGATGATGACAAATATGAAAAATTTTTGAAAAGTATTTTACCAAATACAAGTGAATTATTAGAAAAGGCCAATACTACTGATAAGTTATCATTTTCAAAAATATTATATATGTTAGAGCCCTTTCTTGTATATGGTGACAATATCAATCATGATATTTATAAAAAAATTTATGCTATTGTTAAAAAGGAAGTTATACAAAACAAACAAAAAATCGTTGAACAAAAAACGGAAAATGAGAGTTATATAAAACATAATTATAATATTAAAACTTCAAAAGAAACCTTATTAACAAAATATAATGATTTACAAGAAATATATGGAATCAAAAGTAAATATAATAGTGAAATTTTTCGTCACATATTAACATTAGATAATGCACGAACTTTTATGAATTATATGTCTCTCAAAGATTTAGATTTACATTCCGCGGTAAATATAGAAGAAATTGCTCAAGAAAATTTGGAAGCAGTAGATAAAAAAGAAGTAGAAAATAAATGTGAAAATTATGTATTAACCAAAGAATATTTTGATCTTCAACAATTAGCTTATGATGACGGAAAACCAGAGATTTTTTTCGATAAGAAATATGATATAACTCATTATGAAATATTAGAGGAATTTAAATTGGAAAGAACACAGTTAGATGTTGGCGAGTTCAGAGATTTTTTATTTAATCATTTAAAAAAAAATGTTGGAATGAATGATAAAGATGCCTTAGAAGAAACAACCGCAATTTTAGATGGAAAAAGAAAGGTTCAAGAGGGACAATATTCTGTTATAAAAGACACAGACACATCTAAAATACTTTATTATAAGCGTACTGGCGATCAATGGATTTTAGACGAAACCATGACAGATAAGGAGTTGGGGGATGTTTTTTGTAATTTGCGAAATAAATGTTTAAAAATTAATAAAAAATGTCTTGATGAAAACATTAGTAAATCACAATTTAATAAAAAATTATTGAAACAAATGATGGAACATTTTGATAAAGAATTTTATTTATCCAAAGATGAATTACGCGAGAAATTAGAAACTGAATTTAAAGAAAATGTTTCATCTATTTCAAAATTAACAAGGTTAAAATTTATGAGACGATTGAAAAATGATAGATATAAATTAGAATTGGGTTGGGGGTTAGAACAAACTGAAGGATTATTAAAATCTCCCTACGAAGAATTAAGAGATAACATATTGGGACAAAGCGATTTTGTAAAAAAACAAAATGATATTATTTTATTTACAGACAAATATTGCCGACGAGAAGATACTGATGACTTTTGGTATTACTGTGTAGACACAAATATTCCATTGTTGCCCACATTTTATAAAAAATTGGCAGATGCATATAAATTAGGAAATTATATCCAAATATTAAATGAAATTGAAAGAGATCGTGGAACTCGCAGCGATGATGGTGGTTATGTGGTAGATAAACACAGCGGTTATCTTATTCGCGATATTGACTTTGATATTTCTGAAGGATATGAAGAAAGTGGTTATAAAAAAGTTTCAAGAGAAGAAATGGCTGAAGATTTGGGAAAAATTGTTGCAAAACAAATCATTCCCAGAAAAGAACAAGAAACAGAAGAGATTAAAAAAATTAAAAATATTATTATAAAAATTTCCGAAGATATGGGTATTTCGCTTGAGAAAGACTATACATTTATTATTAATAATGTTACAAATTCAATGGAAACAGATACTTCAATTAAAAAACTCTCGGAAAAAAAAATGAAAGGGCGCGATCCAGAATATATTCATGATTTGCTTTTATTAAATTATACATTAGCTTATTTATTAATCAGTATTCAAACTATAATACCTGCTCCCCGCTCAGCAAAATCTTTTCCTGGTTGTAAAGAATCATTTATAGGGTTTCCATTAAATGACGACGATAGCGATCTTAGTTCTATAAAATATTTATCATGCATTGTTAATAAGATCAAGGCAAATATTGGTATCTGGAGAGTTTTGCGCAAACAAAACGAAGAAAAAATACAAAAAAACTTATTGAAAATAATTAAAGCAAAAGTTCTTAAAAAAGATAATATTAAATTACGATTAAAAACAAGAAAAGAATACATCCCGGAAATAGAATTAATACCAACAGAAATTGATGTTAAAAATTGGTTTACTTTTTTACCGCCATTACGACAATTAAAAATACCAAAGCCGCGAGGATTAGGTGGTGGTTTTATTGGCTCCTTTAATAGTAATATTAAATCGGGAAATAAAGAACAATTTTCTCAATTATCAGAAATACTGGGTAAAATTATTTATTTTTCATTGAATATTCAAGAAGATATACAAGAAATTATTTACCAAGAAACTCCCTTATTAACTAGTGTAGAAAATGTACCATATTTAGAAAACGTGTGTTGTAATGAAGGAAATAGAAATGTTTTACAATATTTTATTGAGAAAAATCAATCTATTGGGGCTAATAATGGACAAGTCCATGAATTAAGTAAGATTTATAATTCATATAAAAAAATGTCTAAGGCAAAAACATTATTTGATCCTACTGATACAAAACTTTCTTATCCTCCTGTAGACCAAACAATATTTTCTGATGAAAGCATATATAAAGCTTTTATATATTATTGTAATTTTAATAAGGGAGGACTTCCTGATGATCTAGCGCATTTATGTATAAGTTCCGAAAGTTCTATTACAAATGAAGATACTTTTGATGAAAAGGTAAAAAAATTAAAAGATGAAGGTAAAAATTTTACGCATATCCATTTAATAGAATTATTAAATATTATTGCGAGAAATAATATTATAAAACACTCAGATGAAGACGATATTTTACACCCTCATCAATTCTTAATAGAACTATTGGAACACTTTTCTCAAACAGAGGATGTAAATGTATCACCAAAGTTAATTAACTTATTAAAAACATTAACTGATAGTTTTGATGTATTAGATTGGTCAAAAGAAGGTCCAGAATTTAAAACTGTTTTAGAATTAAAAAACTATTTAATAAAGAGCAATGACGAGATGAAAAAAAGATTATTTAACTTTTTGAAAGAAAATTCATCCATTAATGAAAAGGGTAAGGGATCTCTTAAAAGTATACAAAATTTTCTTGAAACAATACAAGTTTGGAAAGTAAGAGGTGATAATATTTATATGGATACTCATGATGAGACATCCTATTTTATTTTAGATTTTTTCAAACAAGCAATAAGAGATATTGCTGTTATATACCCTTCTATTATTGAGAATAACGTAGAATATAAAAAGGTTGAAATCCCAACCCATTGGGGTGTAAGTGTTAAACATCAACAACAGATTCAAAATCATATAGAAAAGGAGTTTAAAAATGATAAGAATAATATAAGTTTTCCATCGTGTGGTCCCGGTTTAAAAAATATATTCAAAAAAATAAAAAAATATACAGAGAATTTATTATTATTAATGGAAAGAACACCTTTCTTTTCAAAAATAAATGGTGTAGATACAATATTTGATTCTTCAATAGTACCAGATCTTGGTGAATTTTATTTTTTAACAGTTTTGAGTAAATATATTGATTATGGAGATGATATGGAAGATATTCAATTAGAAGATAGTGAAGAACATCATTCTACCGATAGTGTGGTTTTGGAGGATTTAGGGGCAGAAACATTTTCTTCCCTGATAGAGGGAAAAAAGGCAAAGGGTAAAGAAATAATTTCTGAATTATTAGTTTCTTATCTTAATATTTTTATTGAGAGAAAAGATAATTTGGATTATAATAATGATTTAATAAATGAGATAATTTTAAGTGCAAAAATAAAAGAAACGAAAAGAATAACAAAACACTATAAAGATCTTTCTGAAGAAATTAGAAAAGTTCAAAAAATACATCAAAATCTAAAATTAGAACAATGGGGATTGGGACAAACAAAAGCTGTTCATCAATATGATCCAAATCAGTTTGACAAAGAATTGGGTGCGATTTTAGCTCAATCAATTATTGAGAAGGGTGGAGAAGGTGAAGATGAAGTTACCATGAGATTGCGAGGCATTTTATCTGATGAAGATATTCAGGAAATGGATATGGAAGCGCGCCAACAGGCTGAGACAGCTATTCAGATGTCTTTATTAGGTGATGATGATGATCATGGAGAAAATGATGGTGATGAAGGATTTTAAGGGGGAAAGTTCACGAAAATAATCTATACATTTATTATTATGAACAGATTATTTATAAGAAATAATATTACTTCAGTTTCAATATTAATTTTTATTTTTTTCTTTGCAGTCATTCAAAAACTAGAACCTTCTTTTTTATATAATACTGATGGTAGTATTAAACAATTCGGACTAGGAAGAAAAAAACATACTGTTGTTCCTATTTGGTTAGTTACCTTAATTTTATCTATTTTTAGTTATTTATTTGTTTTATATTATTTAGCAGTTCCAAAATTTACATGGTGATTTATTCTCTTGTATAGAACTTTTGTTTTTCCGTACTTTTTGGTCTATTTTCTATTTTTTGCCATTGTTCGGCAATTTTTTTCTCCATTTGAGATGATTCTCCTTTACAATTTATAGAATACAAAGCATTTGTTTGGGTTGTTATTACTAAAAAGCCGGCTAATATCAACCATATAAATTCTCCGACAAGATCGCGTAAACTTACCAAATTATATAATTTGGCAATATCTTCATGATTTTTATTAAGAGAATATTGTTTTTTAAATAATTTTGGTAAAGCTGTTTCTTCCATCCACTCATCCCAATTACCAGGCGTTATTTCATTTATAATAAGTGAAGGATCATTTTGAACATATTTTAATATTTCTTTCATTTCTACACGTGATTCTTTAGCTTTTTCTTTAGCTACTGCTTTTGCTGCAACAACAGCTGGAGATGGTGGAATTGGTGGTAAAGCTGGGGGTGCTTTGTCTGCTTTCCCCTGACCTCCGCGTTGACCTCCTTGTTGACCACTTGATTTTGGCGGTTGTTTGCCTACGATTGGTTTTCCCGTTTCTTCATTTCCTTTATCCTTTGTTGTTTTTATCATTTTTCGTAATATATCTGTAACACCCATCGTTTTTATAACTGTATATCCAATAGTATTTGCGAATGGTGCTTTCCAACCTGGTAAGATTATTAGAAGTCCAAAAATTAACCCAAACATCAAAATATTGGGAACAACGGTAAATAATAAGGCTTTACTCCGCTGTGTAGTTCCACATATAATTTTTGTATGTTTAAGATTAATATAATATTGTGAAATTAAAACTAAAAGGATATATACCACAGAAACAATTTTTGAAACCCAGGTAAAATTTCGCACTTTAAAAGCGTCAGTAGTAAACCAACGAACAGCTATATATATGGAAGTAAGACTAAAAAAAGCAAATAGAGCTAGAAATGGAGTTCCTGTTGCCATCTTATATACAACTTTTAGAAAAAGTTGTTTAAAATAACTTTTTTTTTTTGGTTTTATATATGATTTACGATTTTAACCCAACTTTAATCGAACCTGGAACTAGATATTTTTTAAAAGAAACGCTCAAAAAATGTAACCTGAAAAAAAATAATTATTATAGTGGAGTTTTAAATTTTTCATTGCTTATCTTTTTTTTATTGATTTTAGGCGGTTTTCTTTTTTATAAACACAAAAGCAGATTAACGCCTAAAGAGAAGGAAGAAAAAAAAAGGACAGAACAGGAATATATTATGACGAAACTTCGTATTTTTAATGAAGAGGCTCAACGCCAACATAATTTATTAATAACAAATTTACCTCGCTTTGAAAGTAATGTTCCTGACAATTATATTAAAAATCCTGTTCCGAAAAATTATAGAAAGGAAAATATTCCAAATAATTATATTAAAAGTTTTGATAATTTTTATAAGGTATAATATATGGAGTCTACTGGAAAACTCACAAAAAAACTTGTTTTACAGACTGCAGATATGCTAATAGAAAGAAATAATAAACCTTGCAAAGATTTTCATTTGAAAATATTTCAACGTAAAGATGATCCAATGAGAGTTGATTTTGTATATTTCCCCCCTGAAAAATATGAAAAAACTGTTGAAAAACTTCAAAATACAGCTCAAATTGAACAATTTTATGAAATATTAGAGAACCAAGGAGAGGAAAAACCGTGCGAAATATCTAAATTTGTTTTTAAAACATTATATTCAGCATTAGATAAAGAAGAATTATATATTTTAAAAAAAAGCAAAAAAAAAAGCAATCTTGGAAAGAGAGAAAAAAAGGTTAACAAAGGTCTTGAAGAATATTTAATGGCGTTTAACAATTTTTTAAAAGCAAAAAAGAAACATGATAAAAAAATTCGTGATTTTAAAAGAAGATTAGATCCAAACTTATCAAAAGAAGAAAAAAGGGAAAAAATAAGAAAATTTAGACCTCAGTGTTTAAAATGTAAAAAAAAAGTGGGGAATATTTTTATGAATAAGGGTGGAAAATTAGAAATTAAATGTGGTTCTTCTGATAATCCATGTGTTATTAAATTTCAGGTTGATAAACCACAAATTATTAATTTAAAACAAGAAATAGAAACTTTGTCAGCTTTAATAAATAAGGTAAAAGAAAAAATTATTAAAAGCAAGTTAGATTTTTTGTTTAAATTAAAAACAGAGGAAGTTGTTACCGAAGACTTTAATTCTTTGAAAGAAGAATATAATAATCTTAATGCAAAGTTAATTTCTTATCAAATTCAATTAGAAGATCAGACCAATATCGAGGAAAGAGATGAGCAACTTGAACTTGAGAATATTAAATTACAAGAAATGATTAAATTATATTCAGACAATATTAAGGAGTATAGGTCCACCGAAGAAAAAGATAATTTAACGGGTGCTATTGAAACATATATTAATGAAATCATTCCAATTCAACAAAAAAAAAGGGTTTTACAAAACCGTTTTATGGGAATAACAAAATTATCAGACAAACATAAAAAATGGTTGATAGATTTTGAAGCTGGAAAATTTATTAGTCTCAGTCAGGGAGAAAAAGGAAAAACTCGTCTTATTCAAAAAAGAAATCTTTTTACTGATCTTGAATATGTTATTTCAAAATAATCCTATATATATATATATGGTAAAGATCTTACATTTTTTTGATGTAAAGGCTTTTATAATCAGTTTAGCTGTTGGAATTTTTTTTGTATATATAAGTTCTCCCGAGCCCCAAACTCTTTACATTTACCCAACGCCCGATAATGTGGATAAAATTTTATATAAAGATCAAAGCGACACTTGTTATAAATTTACTGCTAACGAGGTTTCCTGTCCGACCCGTAAATCAGAAATAATGAAATATCCTATACAAGCAAAAATAGAAGGAGCTGAAATAAAATGATCTGTAATTATATATGCATATTAGAAGATTGATTTATGGAAAATATTCGCCATATGTTATTTCTGTAATTTTAGGTGTTGGGCTTTCTTGTATGTTCAGACGTGTTTGTAAAGAACGAAATTGTTTAGTTTATAAAGCTCCATCTCTTGATAAAATAGAAGGAAAAATTTATCAATATAACAATAAATGTTATAATTTCACACATGCGGCGCAAACATGTAATTCAAATAAAAAAATTGTTCAATTTGCGTAATTTACGATCTCATTTATTATTAATATTATATTAAATGAGTGTGGAATGTTCAACAACTAACATTTCTGATTTACCTGAAATTCAACTAAATAATTCTTGTCAAAGAGGAACACAAAAAATGAGGGATGGTCAAATGGTTTTAGAAACAAATGAATTAAATAAGGGGACGGCACTTCCTCCACAATTAACTCCAGAACAAATGGAACAATTGACACGCCAAATACAAAATATAAGCAATAATGGTGGGACTGAACTTCCCTCTAGAGATATACCTATGCAAACCAATCATATTGTTCAAGATACTCAGGTTAAACCTAATTATGTTCCAGAACCTCCACCAGAAAAACGCGATTATATTAAAGAAGGAGAAGTAAGAGAAAGAATTATTAGAGAAGAAATTCGTAAACGGTATGAAAAGCGCGAAAAAGAAGATAAATTTTATGAAGAATTACAAACTCCCATTTTTGCAATGATTTTATTTTTCTTACTACAAATGCCTATTGTTAAAAAATTAATGAAAAGATATGTTCCTCAGTTATTTGCTAGTGATAATCATTTTACTTTGGGAGGTTATATATTTATAACAAGTTTGTTTGGGTTAAGTTTTTATGGTATTCAAAAAATAGTCAACTATTTAACTGAATGGAACGCAAAAATTAATGAATTTTTTGATCAAAAATCAACCATGTAATTTTCAAAAACACCAGATTATCCCACATTATATGAATTTTTTGACTCAAAAGGTGGGGTGTGTTGATGTGCGGTTGCTGAGTGTCCGCCGGGTACAGCCATTAATTCATGATGTCCATCTGCACCTGCAGAATCATTTGCTTTTTTTCCGTAACTTCCTTTCTCAGGAACTTTTGGTCCAAAATCAGCAGGTTTTGGGTCGCTTGGAACTCTCACCGATTCTCCAAGATCATCATGCCAGGCGGGTGGATTTGGAGGACCACCCTTAATTAAATCATGTGCGTAATTCATATATGTTACCTTATTTCCTTCTATTGCACCCGGAGTTGAACATAAACTCATATTTAAGGGAACTAAACAAAAACCCTCAATACTTTTGAAAAAAGTATCACAAAACAAAAATATTACAAAATATATTAACCAAAAATTTAATATTTTTTTCATTCCTTTCTTCATTATTATTTAACGAGATTATTCTTCCAAATATTAACACATCTTTTTACTAAATTATTATCTACATATAATTTTTTTTGTGCCTTCTCCATATCTTTTAAATATTTCTTAGAATTTTGTAATATATCTTTTATCAATAAAATATCTGATTTTATATTACCACTTAATTGAATACAACAATTAGGATAATAATGTTCTATATATTTCGCACCCCAATAAATAGGAATTGTTTTATTTTTTAATGGATTTTCAAACTTTTCAGTTATATAATGTGGATATTTCATGTTTTCAATTGCAATTGTAAATTGATAATTTTTATATGGCTCATTGTTTTTAAAAATACCTTTAATTCGCGAATCAGAAGAGTTTAAATAACCACACCCACTTCCCCAAATATCAATTGGAAAATTACTTTTTAATATATTTAATACTATTTGTTTTCTTAAAGAATATCCATATCCTTTTTCTAACCATAATCCTTGAAAACTCTTTGCAGAAATCATAATTGACATTTTTTTAGTCTTATTAAAAGAGATTTCTCTTGGAATTTTTCCACTTGTTCGTGAACAGTAAAAACCTAAAAAGGGTGGTATATTAGGTATACCTGTATTTTTAACTCCACCAATTAAAAATTTTCCAATATATTTTTTACAATATTCAAAAAAAGCATTTTGATTGGTATTTAAATTAAATTCAAATGTTACATATCTTGGACATTCCAACGTGCTTCCAACAACATTTTTTTTATTTATTTTTAAATTGGGACGTATCTTTTCTGGCCACAATAAAATAGCATGAGTATAATTATTACCCCTTGTAATAATAAAATCCTTACCATAATTGGGTAAATCACAACCACAATTTGAATCGGGGAAAAATTTAATAATTATCATATATATATGCCAAGAAGATCTCCAACAAGAGGAAAATCACATTTGCGTGCTATTTCAAAACATAAAAAAAGCCGCAAAATTAAAAGAAGAGAAGAAATAAGATCAAGAAGATGGCGTCATCCTAAAACTGGCGCAATGGATAAATGGGCAACGATGCGTGCAAGAAAGAGAGCACAAAGTGTAAGAATAAGTAAATGGTTACAAAATTTAGATAAAACAATGTCAAGGCGAAGAAAATTTACAATCGGGAAAAAGGTTGATGATTTAGCCACATTGTTAGGAAAAATGTCTGTTAAAAAAAGCCGTTCTACTGCAAAAAATTTAAGCAAATTATTTAAAACAATGTCTGTAAAAAAATCAAAAAGATCACGCAGAAAAAAATATTAAATATATTTAATGGATAAACCAAAAAAAGGAGATAAATGTTTCAAAGAATTTAAAGAAATGATTAATTGTATTAAACAAAAAAAAACCACATTAAATGAAGCCTGTAAAAAAAAACTTTTGGCATGGGATAAATGCAAGAAGTTTTAATATACAATTATTAATATAAATTATGTTTGAAAATTATATTAATGAACTTCTAAAAAATCTCCCAAAAAGACAATATAATTTAGATGTTGTTATTGAAGGAGGGGCTTTTAATGGATCTTATGTTTTGGGAATATTGTTGTTTCTAAAAGAAATGGAAAAAGAAAAAATGATAAAAATTAATAAAATGTCAGGTTGCAGTGTGGGGGGATTATTGTGTTTTAAATATTTAACTGATGATCTAGAGGACGGGTTGGGAGAATATTCATTACTTAGAAAATCTTTTTATACTAATCAAAATTTTAATGTAATAAATGAAAGTATTGAGAAAAATATTTCAAAATTAAGTTCAGAAAAGTTTAAAATCATACAAAAAGGAAAGTTATTTATGACTTTTCATAATAATGGAAAACAGATTATAAAAAGTGAATATAAAAATAAAGAAGATTTGAAAAAATCTCTAATGAAAACATCATATTTACCTTATTTAATAGATGGAAAATGTTATTTTAAAGATAAAGGAGCATTTTTTTTAGATGGTCTACTTCCTCACATTTTTAAGGATCGTACTCAAAGCTTAAATAACCATATTTTATATATTTCTCCAAATAGTCTTCCAAAATTAAAAAATATATTAATAACAAAAAATGAAGTTTCTGTTTATGGAAGAGTTTCTGAAGGAATTTTAGACGCTTATTCATTTTTTAAAAATGAAAAACAAAGTGAAATGTGTAGTTTTGTGAATAAATGGTCTATGAGTAATTTTATATGTTTGCGAATGAAACATTTAATCATTTATATTTTTTTATATTTGGTGCGTTTACTATCTTATTTTGGCGATAATATTTTGCCCATTTTAAAGAAAAATGATTTATACAATGGGATTGAACCAATCATAAAAAATATGTGTTCTGATATTTTTCTATATAATTGTTTCTAATGTATTATATATATGAGTTTAAATTCCCCACCCAGAATTATAAGACAAGCACAACCAAAAGATTCCCCTGTTGGTGTAGATGAACGTAGGGGAACAGCACATGCTGATCGCCCATTTGCCCGACGTCTTTTTCCAAGACCACGCCTCCCAACACAAGGTGAGCGGGTTCACAAACCCGTGCCCAGAAAAAGAAAACGAGGAAACAATAATAGTGCCAGTAAAAAAAAGCCGAAAAAAGGTGGTCGCCGAAAAAAAAGAACCAGACGCCGTCGTAGAAGACGTCGCGGCGGGCAGCCTGGACACGGGCAAATTGCGCAAAGTACAGTTCGGGTGAAACGAAGAAACGCCAGACGGGGGGCGCGTTCGCAAAAAAGCAAACGCAAACAAATACACGCACGAAATCGCGCTCATCATGCGAGGACCCAGTGGAGACAGCAAATAGCTCCTGCTGCGGCAGCACAGGCAGCGAACTTGCCCCCGGGCCTTGTAACGAATGGACAGGTTGAGGACGCAAATCGTATGCGCGCGCAACTAGCAGCGGCGATTGGAGCCATGGGCGGAATTCCTGGGCTGGCGCCGGCGCAGTTTCAACAAGTGAATGTTGGTGCAGCTCCCCACCAACAGCTCCAACAGCTCGCCGCTGATTCCGCCGCAGCTGCTCCTCCTGGGGGGATTGCACATGCATTCGCACCACCCAAGCCGCCGAAAAAGAAAAGGTGGGAAAGAGATCGCAGACCCTTGAAAGGTAGAAAAAAAGAAGGTGGAAGTCGCCGAAGAACCAGACGCCGCCGCGGAAGAGGAATTGGTGCATCAAAAACAAAGCGTGTAACCATACGAGCAACCAGGAGACCAAAAGGATCTAAATGGAAAGTCAAAAGAAAACCACCTTCTTCGGTTGGTCCACCGGTTGGCAGCTCACAAAACGACAATATTTTAAAAAATTCAAAAAAAAGAGTAGACATGATGAAAACATTCATGGAAATTCACGGTGGAAGACCTCTAGGTAATTTTATAAAGAAGAAGATAGATAAAGAGGGCTATAATGCGGCAATGGATTGGATTGTTTGGTATGAAACCAAACAATAATCAAGCGATTAAAGTCCAAATATATTCTTTCTTTTTCGGCGCGTGTTTTTACGCTTTGGTTTTTTATTTTTTTTTCTAGTATTTTTATTTTTTTCGCGATATGGATTATATCTCAAAAAATATTTTTCCCATTCAGAACTACCTCGTTTATTTTTAAGTTCATTATATTTTTTAGATTTATCAGATCTAAGATCAGAAACCGTTTTTTGTGTCCCATAACAATCAATATTAAATCGTTGCAATAAACCTTTTTGTTTCAAACGATTTTTTTGTTGAACCTTAAACATATATTCACTAATACATAAAATCCTTTTGTCATCAAAATAGGGACGATCGGTATATAAAAATGCCAAATATAAATTTAATAATGTATCAATAGTTGCTATTCTAATTTTTCTTGGTCCGCTTTTTATAACATTATAACTTAAACAACCGAGTGGTTTAAATATAAAAACGATTGTTTCTTTTCCAACAACAACTTCGTAATGTTTTCCAATAATTTCTCCAGCTTCTTTTCTTTCAATAATTTTAATTTTTTCAATTCCAGCATCTTCAAGCCTTTCTTTTAAAAAGATTGCGGTTTTTTCTGGATTTAAAGACAATACATCAAAATCGGGAACATTTGGAATTTTTTCATATCTATATCTTGGTAGATATTTTAAGATCATTTTGCTTGCTAATGCACCAAAGAACACACACCCCTGATTTATGAGAGCTTTTCTGGAAATATCAAATATTAGTTTTTCTTCATCATCTATTTCATGATCAGCATTATAAAGTCTTTGTATGTTGATATTTTCACAATCCAAACCTTTTAATGGATAATTTTTATTAAGTAAATTAATTCTTTTAAGAACTTTTTCCCACCTACTTGTGTCACCTAAAGGTCTTGAAAGTTCTAAATAAGCAAGCATTCTTAAAAAATTGGGAGGAGCATAGTATATTTGATTTATTATGAGAGCATCTCTTTGAAGATTTTTAAATAATTCTGGAACTAATTGTGTTATGTCAGCTACTGGAATAAAATTAACAAAAACTTTAAATGTTCCAGGATGCATTCCGGCTGAAGCTGTAACTTCTTCAAAACCTTGTTGTAAATAAATATCAGCCAATTTTTTAGCATCTTTCAAAGCTTCTGGAGAAAAAAAGTCATAATCGGGAATATCTACCTCTCTATCATAAAATTGATCTTCAATTGGTAAAATATTATTAATTGCAGTTCCTCCATAACAAATTCTTTTTTTTTGAACTAAAAATTTTTCAACAACGTTAATAATTCTTTTAATATCAGGATTGCTAACAATTTTTTTTCTAATTTTTTTTTGATTTCTATCAACTGCTTTTCTTAGTATTTCTAATTCTTGATCTTGAAATGACGGAGACATATATATATAAACTTTTAGAAAAGTTTTTCAAAAAATTTATATTACATCCATCCAGAATATTGCGGCATAATAATAGCACGTGGTTGAAATGATAATTCTGGATTTGCTTGTTTTGGAATAGGAATATATTTTTTGGTGTATCTCATGTTTTTGGGTTTTAAAACAAATGCAGTTCCTTTTTTTTGGAAAAAATCTATATAATAGTCAAGATTTTTATCCATATTTTGATAATTCATGCAAACAAATTGACAACCAAAGCGATGGTGTAATCCTGCAGGCACATTTTTATTATCCGAACTATAATCGGGAGTTGTAATTGTCATATTTTTTTTATTATAATCTATCAACCCTTCCATATCGTGTGTATATACAACTTCATAATTTCTTAATTGGCGGAAGAATGGTGTTGAACTAGTAAAATTTATTAATTCTTCTAATCTTGTTTTTTTGTATTTATTGTCTTTATTATCTACAATAACAATTACCTGTCCAATAAAGGCTCCCAATGGACATTGTCCGATATTTTCTCCGTGTGCTTCAAAGGCATATTTTTTATCATTTTTGGATAATAAGTTTGGAAAATTTGATTTTAATGCATCAGCAATTTGATTGTATATTTCCGATCTCTTAGATTTAATACGCAAATTTAAAAATAATGGATCGCTAGGAATTGGACAAGTAGCCGAACCCCTGCATGCATATTGATGGACTGTTTCAAAAACCTTAGTAATAGGCAAACTATTAAAAGTTCCTTTAACATCAAAACTTGCATTTTTTCCAGCAGCTACAACACAATTTCCATCAACAGAATAAATTTCAAAATCCAAACAACGCGCACCCTGTTTAATTACCTGTTTTAAGGGTTCATAATCAACATAATCAAAGAAAAATTCATTTCCGCAGCAAGAATTATAACTACTTGCAATATAATAATCCCTTAAACGATATTTGAATTCATCGCCACTTTTACTTACTGGTCGAAGCCGTGAAGCCTTTTTTTTATAAAGTTCTAATAAATTTTTATTATTTCTTTTTAATTTTCCAGTATTATAACGATATACTGAAAGAGCTGCAAATATTGTTCCTATTGCTGCCGCCCACATTATTATTAAACCAATCATTATATATAGTTTTATTAGAAAAAAATCTTTTAGCTAAAACTAAATATAAAATCAAATGTATATTTATATTAATGGCAGGAGGATTAATGACTTTAGCATCAGTAGGAGCTGAAAATATAATTTTAAATGGAAATCCTAAAAAAACCTTCTTCAAAACAAAATACAGCAAATATACAAATTTTGGAATGCAACGTTTTCGCCTTGATTATAAGGGATTGAGAGAATTAAAAATACATGAAGAAACTGAAATGAATTTCATTATTCCAAGATATGCTGATTTATTACATGATGTTTATGTTGTTTTGAATTTGCCAAATATTTATAGCCCCATTTATTGGCCATCAACATCTGTGAAACCCGAATACAATCCTGAAACTGGTGAGGGTTATGACAAAAGAGATTATACAGACGAATACGAATTTAGAGGTTGTGGATATGAATTTCGTTGGATTGAAAATTTGGGAAGTCATATGATAAAACAAGTTACTGTAATGGGGGGAGGACAAATTTTAGCCCAATATTCTGGAGAATTTATTGAATGTTTGAAAGAAAGAGATTTTTCTGAAACAAAAAAAAAATTATGGAATAAAATGACTGGAAATATTCCGGAACTAAACGATCCTGCTAATGCACATCAATATCAGTTAGATACTTATCCATCTGTTTTATATACAGGAAATGGTGAAAATGAACCTTCAATTAGATCAAGACAATTGATGATTCCTATTGAAACATGGTTTGGAACCTCATCAAAAACAGCTTTGCCATTGGTTGCAATTCAATACAATGAAATTTCAATTAAAATTGTTTTTAGACCAGTTAAAGAATTATATAGAATACGTGATGTAGAAGATTTACAATATAATTTTCCATATATTGCACCAAATCCAGGTAATGATCTTCATTCCATGTATCGCTTTGTTCATCCACCCCAAGATGAAAGGGCGGTCGCATATCCAAATAAAAGAGAAGATTGGAATGCTGATGTTCATCTTCTAGCCAATTATATCTTTTTGGATAATGATGAGAGGACATGGTTTGCAGAGACTGAACAGCAATATTTAGTACAACAGGTTTTTGAAAGAGATTATTTTAATGTCACTGGATCAGTAAGTGTGGAAATTCAAAGTAGGGATCTAGTTCCGTCCTATATGTGGAGATTTCGGAGGAGTGATGCATTTGAACGGAATGAGTGGTCAAATTACAGTAATTGGCCTTATCGTGGAATTTTACCATCACAACCTTCGAATGAAAGTAATCCTATTTTAGATGATCCATCACATAATAGATTTCCATCTCCTTCGCCCAATATTTTTGTATATACCAAAACACACAATGAAAATAAACAAAATATTTTAACCGATTTAGCTCTTGTAATTGATGGTGAATATAGAGAAAATTTACATCCTGCTTGTTTATACGAATATGGAGAAAAATGGTTGCGAACACAGGGAAATGCGCGAGATGGAATTTTTTGCTATAATTTCTGCATAGATAGTAATATGAGAGAATACCAACCTTCGGGAGCTCAAAACATGTCCACTTTTAAATCCATAAGATTAGAATTTAATACTAATGAACCCCCGATCAATCCTGAAGGAAAAAAATTTGACGTGATCTGTTCTGATCCTACAGAAACTAATCCCGGTGGTGTTATTATTGGAGTTAGAAAAAATGCCTTTGAATTATATGATTATACTTACGATATGCGAATATATGAATTTAGATATAATATTATTTCAATCATTTCTGGAAGAATCGGTTTAATGTATGCTAGATAAAAACTTGCCATCTTGATCTGGTTTACCCTTTAAAATCATTGTTTTACCTCCTCCCGAATTAAAATTGCGCGGCAATAAATTTTTTTTTCGCCAACCTTCTATGTTTACAGCATTTTCGGGCGGGTCGTAAGCATGAGTTAGCGTACAATGCTGCTTCCAGTTACACCAGTTGGGGTTCCTATTAGTGGGACCATAGCCACAATAATGACAATTTCCATTACTATCGTATTGCATTTTGTACTATAAACATTTATAGTACAAAAATCAATTTTTTATAATCTCAACTTTTTATTTGTTCTTGATCTTGATTTTGATCTTGATTTTGATCTTGATTTAGATTTGGATTTAGATTTGGATTTAGATTTTGATTTGCTTTTACGAGCTTTGCGAGCACATTGACAACAGTCACAGCAACTTTTTGGACACCCAACACATTTACATACACTAGGTGTTGCACAACTTCCTTTACTACTTTTTTTAACGGTCCGTGGTTGGCTGCGACGTGTTCTGCGCGTTCTAGGACTTTTAGTGCGGCTTTTAGTGCGGCTTTTAGTGCGGCTTTTACTACGCGTTTTGCTTCCACTTCCACGACGATTCCTGCGGCGTCTTCTGCGGCGTCTGCTTCCCCCAAATATATTAAACATTATATTTTATAGGGAGATATTATTTTTTTTCATTTTTTTTTTGAGATGCTTTTTTGAAATCTCCATAGTCATCTTCATTGTATGCCACATATTGTTCAGATGAGCTCTGCTTTAATAATTCTGAGAATTTTGCTGGCTGACCTTTTTCGGCTTGTTTTTGTGCCATTCCACCCTTTGCACCAACCTGGGGAGGAGCTCCTTCGACCTTTCCATCCATTCTCCCAAGTTCATCTTCCATCTCTTTCCGCACGCTTTCTGAAATATTCATCTTAGCTAATAAATCTCTTACCTGGTTAATTGCACTTTTTGGCTTGGAAACGATCCCTGGCGCGCCAGGCATTTCATAATGGAGTTCTCGGGAATCGGTAACATCAACATTAACTGAAATAGGCTGGGGTTTTTTCTTTGGTTTTTTCCTGACCTTCAAAGCTCCCACAGCTTTTTGCCATAATTTATATTGTTCAGGAGTTAATTTAGATTTATGTACTTTATTATTGGAACGCATAATTTCTTTCATCTTGCCCATTATAGTTCTGATCTGTTCAACTGTTTTTATTTGCTCTTCATTGTGATCATTATGTTTATGTCCTGGTATTTGAATTGGTGGTGCCCCCTCTTCTTTTGGTTTATCTGGAATTCTTTCTGGAATTAGGGGAGTTTGGCGTGGCTGAGGTTCAGGTTCTGGAACTTCTGTATTATCCTTAATATCTTGAACTGGAGCTGGGGTAGACGGCGTTTCCACAAATCCATTAGCATCTATATTACCACCATCAGCGCCACCCGCTTCTCCTCCACACAAAGGATCCTCGGGTTCAGCACATTTTTCAGGCCATGTACTTAAAAGAGTACATTTTTTTGGTTTGCATCCCGCTGCACCACAACATTTAATCTGAGAATCGGCTAATTCTTCTCTTGATAATGTCCCACCAACCTCAAGTTCTGGTTGAGCAGCTTTTTGACACCGACTCATCATATTTTTCCATACGGTACTATCATTTTTCTTTTCTCTCCACCAATCAACCACTGCATCACTTACTCCTCCCACACATCCCGTTTCTTTATATGCTGCTAGATATTTTTCTCTACATTTTTCCTCAGGCGAATTACAAGTTGGTGCCTCGGCGGCTGCGGCCTCTACCGTCGCCGCGGCATCACCGGCGAGAGATGCGCGACCTCCAATTGGAGCGCGCTTCGCAGCATCAAGATGAGTTCCACCACCAGCAGCAATACCAGCCGCTTCTGCAGATGCTATACTGGCTTTATCAGCGGCTGAAATACCATCGGTGGCAGGACCACCTTGAGGAGGTGCGGGATTCTGCCCTTCTCTAAATCCTTCTTTTTTCACATTACCTGTCATAGCCCAATAAGCATATCCATGACAAGCAAATATTAATACAAATAACCCTATCCAAAATAATTCAGATGAAAATATCTCTGATGAATTCATAATATATAATACTTCTAGAAAAAGTATTTCCAGAAGTACTCCCTAAATAAATTTTATAATAAAGAACCCCTTCTTAATTTTGAAAAACTTCTTGTTGCATCTATTCTACCATTGCCTCCACCCCTTTGATTTCCCATATTACCAACAAAAAACTCAGCTACAAATTCAGGATCAGTCCCCTGCCATTTTTTTTGCTTTTGAAAGGTGTATAAATTAGGTTTTCCACGCTTTTCTACTGTTGCTATGTTATTTCTTCTTACATGTCCCCATCCAAACTGTGGGGAAGGAGCAACTACTTTAACTTTTGATCCAACCGGACAGTATTTATCATTGCATTTCTTTCCACGGCGTTCCTTTCGGTGTTTGCATTCTGCATCAAATTTCTCTCTTTTCGCTTTATCAAATTTTGGGTTCTGTTCAACATTTGCTCCCGAACCTCCTTTTGAATCATAATATACACCACCGGCACCCGTTATGGTTAATGTAAGATTATTTGCTCCTCTCCATTCTCCCATAAATACTGTAAATGGATATTTTTTGAATTTTTCTCCGTCTAAAGTTCCAGTTCTACCTCTTTTTCCATGAAGACCTCCATTATCAACAATAATTTTTCCATCTATTATTAAATAAGAAGCATCATCTGATTCTAGCTTAAAAGTTAAAGTTCCAGTTTCTTTGGGAATCATGGTACCCGTAAACATTAAACTATGATTGTTTGGAAGTGAATTTGGCTTGATATTTATTGATTCAACTTTTTCTGTACTAACCAAACTGGCTGTTTTGAAAAAATTAAAATCATCAGCCCACGAATCACCCGCATTTGGTGTGCCACAATCATGATCTGGTCCAAAATATCCTTTATACATAAATTTCATAATTTTATCATCTTTTGCTGGTGTTGGTCTTGTTTTACATTGATGATTAACCCACCAACCACGTTCAAGAGGTGGCGCTGTCCCCCAACCTATACCATGAGAAGTTTTAAATTTATCTGACATTCCTTGACAGGTATTTCCGAACTTTTCGCCCTGCTGTTTATCCATCTCACCTCCCAGCGTTGGTCTTGTTGTACATTTGTGTTTAATCCACCAAGCGCGTTGTGAAGTATCGGCTGTTCCCCAAGTATAACCATGATTTGTTCCATATTTATCTGACATTTTCTGACAATCAGCGCCAAAATCTGTTTTTGCTAATTGTTCAGTTTCGTCTCCTGCCTTTGCCGCTGCCTGATGCCCACCCAAATTTGTCCATTTCACATTTTTTACTTTACATTGAGCAGGCTCATAAAAAGGATCAGAAGCATAAAATTTTGCTGCTCCATGAGCTCTATTTTCAAAAATTTTCACCGTCGCGGAATGTGTAACCGCTCCCGATAATTCTACCTTTAATTCATCATTTTGAACTTGAACAGTTACATTTGTTTCTTGATTTTCTGGCAATTCCATTTTTGGATCATAACCAAAATTACCACTTCCAATAACTCCTGTTCGAATATGAAGTCTTGTTGTATCAGGCCAAAACCAAAAGCCAGGAACTCTACAACTATCACACATGTCTTTACCATCAATAGTATTGTGAAAAATATTTCTCCAACCCTTTCCTTTTCCGGTTGGAATAATTGTAAATTCAATCTTATAGTCAGGATCAATGGGAAATCTCTTAATTAAAGAACCCTTTGATGGAGTAATTTCTCCTTCAATTAGTATTTCGCTGGCTCTTGCTTTTGGATTTGCACCTTTCAATAATCTTCCTAGAGCTCCTTCACCCAATGCTTTCTTTTCTATCTCAGCTTTTGCCTCCAAAGCTTTTCTTCTTCTCTCATTATCTCTTTCTGCTCTTGCTTTCCTTTCTTCAATATCCTTTTCACGCTCTTCATCTCTTTTCTTTGCTTCTTCAATGCGTGAAGCGAGATCCATTTTTTCTCCATCTAAAAGATTTAATTCAGATTTTAGAACTCTTTCCGTTGCACATACCGTATTTTGAGGTTTTATTGAATACCCTTTTGGGCATGTGACAGCATCGCACGTCTTTTCAATTGTAACATATTCATCTAACTTAGCCTCTTCTTTTAATTCTTTTCGCGCAACAAGTTTTGAACATAACCCGTCCTTTACTGTATAACCTTCGTTGCATACCAAACATTTATCTCTTCTCTGATGTTTACAATTTGCTATATCACTTGTAACGGGGCGACACCAACCTTTTTTAAAACCAAAACCTTTGTCACAATCTTTACACGTTCCTTCTTCATCTACTGTATATGGTTTAATACATTTTGTACATGTTGTATCTGCTTGTTTTTCACAACGAGGAATTGGAATGGCCAAACAGAGCTTTTTATTATATGACAACTTATATCCTGGTAAACATTTTTTACATATTAATTTGTCTTGTTCTTCGCAATTCAGAAATTCTGCAGGGATACACGCGTTTTTTTGAGCAGTTAATTTATAACCTTTGTCACAATAACCACATAAAATCCCATCTCTTTTATAACAATTTGGGATCGGAATTAAACCACAAGAGTGTCTATCATCGGATAATTTATACCCTTCTACACAAGCTTTGCAAGTTTTCTCGGAATCAACACCTCCATGTTTTTTACCCGAACCATCGTGTAATCCTTCTTGGATTTTTGTTGTATAACATGAAATAAATAATAATATAACCACTGATGATATTAATAAAAGGTAATTCATATATATAATATCGTAAAAAACTTTTTGAAAAAATACAAAAAATTTTTTAACACATTGAGTATAATTTTTGAGAACCAAATCCAGAACAACCATTTGGTTTAAAATTTGAACCAAATAAACTCCTAAATCCATCTCGTTGTTGTTTCTCCCTTGCAGCAGCAAAAGCTGCAAAATCAGCTCCAACAACCTTTTTAACAGGATCCATTGCCTGTTTTCTTAGCTGCTCTTCATCCTCCTTCTTCTTTTCCTCAGCAGCTTTAGCTTCAGCAGCAGAAGGTTTTTTGGGCGGTGGTTCATCCCGCCTATCACAATTTAAAATTGGAAGAAGAGTGCAAGCGCGTCTATCTTCTGCCATATGATAACCCACCTTACATTCTTTACAAATTACTCCCTGTTGATCAGCACAATTTTCAATCTCCATCTTATCACATTTGCGTGCATTATCAGACAGTTTATAACCAAAATCACATTCTTCGCACATAATCTCTGTTTGTTTTACACAATGTTTTATTGGAATTGCGTCACAAACTTCGCTATTTTCTGAGGGAGTTCTTCCAGAATTTTTGTCACCACATTCAAAACAATATTTACCCCAATCTCTTTGTTTTGTACAATATTTTATATCTACTACTGGAATACGATCACATTTTCTTCCATCAGGTGATGGTTGCCACCCTTCATTACAATTCAAACAAACCTCATGCTCTTGAACTTTACAATTTGGAATTGGAATTAAATCACATTGAGTATTTTTATTGGCTAATTTATATCCAATATTACATTTTATACAATTTTTTCCCCAATTTCTTTGTTTGGAACAATTTGGAATCTCTACAATGGGTATCAATTCACATTTATCCTTTCCACAGCTTAATTTATAACCATTGTCACCATCGCATTTAAGACAAGTTTTTCCCCACCCTAAATGCTTGATACAATGTTTAATTTCTTCACGAGGAATTCGTGTACAACAGGTGCCGAGATTACATCCTGTTTCTTGACATTGTTGTTTGGTATTACGATTATATCCGGCGGGACAGCGAAAAGAAGCGCAGGTTGGGGGCGGCGGAGGTGGACGAGCTACACCACATGTAATACAACGCCCACCATCACCACGAGAACTTGTTGCACTATAACCTTTTCCGCACGTCACGCAACAATCTTGCCATCTACCACTTACTCTGACCATATCGCGTGTGGTACAAGCTGCTCCTGATGCGGCTCGCGCTGCCGGGCGTGCCGGCCCCGTCCCACATATTTTTATGCCCTGCGGGCCGCCGGTAGGGTGGGAGTTGAAATAGTGCGTCGGCGTCCTGCCCGACTGGCCTTCATCCATTGTCATGCACCCTTTCAACATCCTCGGACTGTTGACCACGCCATTCCAACGAAACCACATATTTCGCCGCCCTCCGCCAAGACTCCGTCTCAGTCGTCGTCTGGCGCATTCTTGCGCAGTCGTAATCTCAGACCCAGGGCAACCTGTCCATCGCTCATTTCCCCGCCCAGCGCGTCCTTGTCCCTCTCTAAATGATTCTTTCTTTTTTGCCGACATAACCAAAATAACTATAATTGATGCAATCCCTAAAAGAATGAAATTTGTTTTCATAATACTATATAATATTTATATTATATTATGATGCTTTTGAAAATACACGACCTTTTCCAAAACCTTGTCCGGGTTTAAAGGCTTCATATCTAGCTTGACAATTTGAAATCGGAAGGAGATCGCATTTTCTGCGATCTTCTCCCATTCTATAACCCATTTTGCATTCGGTACATATGGTTTTATTTTGAATTGCACAATTTTTTATAGCAACAATATCACACGATTTCCAATCTAAAGACTTAGTATAACCAAATCTACATCTATTACATCTAATTCCCTCTTGGTCTTTACAATTTGAAATTGGGCGAGGAATACATTTTGATTTATCCTCGGAAGTCATATAACCTGATTGATCGTCACCACATTCATAACAATAAGCACCCCAATCGCGTTGGTTTGTACAATGGGGAATTTTTTCTTTAGGTATGCGATCACAGGTTCTTCCCGTTTTTCCAATTCTATAGGGTTCTTCGCACTCTACACAAACTTCACGTTCCTGATTTTTACAATTTGGAATTGGAATTAAATCACATCTTGTCTTATCGCTTGACATTTTATATCCAACAGCACAGGTATTACAACTTTTCCCCCAATCTCGTTGTTTTATACAATTATCAATTGGAATCTGTGCAATTCTTTTACAGGAGGGCGCAACTTGTTTAAAACAGTCAGGTGGGGGTGGAGGAGACGGAACCTTTTGCGATCCACACGTCGGTTGAGCACCGGAGTTCTTCGCAACGTGCTTTCCTTTGTCATGAATGGCGCCGCCTTCCATCGCCTTCTGGCAAGACGGTGCATTGCAAATAATTCCACCCGTCTTCTCCTGAGCCGTCCACTCACGTGAGGAGCTCCAGCCCCCACCTTGAGAGGTTCGGAACCAATACTTACCCCGCGAATCCTTAACTGTGCACCTCCCATTTCGGTCCGCACACTTTGTCCATGTTTTGGGGTCGAGGACACCATTGGGGCGAAACCATCGGTCACCACCGCCTGAAACCTTCTTCTCTACCCTCTTTGGTGCATTTGAAAGTTCCCAACCTTCAGGATCGCATTTTGCACAGTTTCTACCCCAACTTAACTGTGAAATACAATGTGGTATTGTTTCCTTGGGAACTCTTGAGCAACATTGTGTTTGAGTACACCTATTGTTGGCACATTGTTGTTCGCCGTTATTTATATATCCACACGGACAACCATAACTTGAACACTTTCTTGGTGGTGGTGGTGGGCGAGCAACCCCACATGTTAGACAACGCCCACCATCTCCTATGCGACTAGTCGCACTATAACCTGTACCACAACGCACACAACAATTTCGCCACGTGCCATTCACACGAACAACATCGCGGGTTACACATCCAGCTCCACCACCTCCACGCGCAGCAGCACGCGCGGCAGCCGCCCTCTGCGCAGCCGCTCTCTGCGCAGCACCGCCGCGCCCCCCGCCTCCACCTGGCGTGCCGAGCAATTGACACTCCTTTCTCGTCCCAACAAGTGGATCGCCAAAAGTTCCATTATTGCAGTTAATCCGTCCCCTCATGAGGCGCCGCGTCGACCAAGTCGCACCCTTACCATACCGAACATAACCATTGCCGGTACATCTACCATTCTCATCAGCGCATTTTCGCCACGGTCCGCCGCCACCAGATCGGTCTAGGTTAGTCCTCGTCGCCCTTAGAATTAAATTTTGCCCCCATGTATTGTATCCATCTAATCTCGTAACTAGAACATTTCTACCTTGCTGTACAACCCGAAAACGATCCCTCCACCTACGATCTTGCCCATTTACCACAGCTCTTGGATATTGTTGAGGGGTTGGTTGGTTTGGATTGAGTAAAAATCTTACCGTCTGTCCCGCAGGTATAACATTCCTTACCGTTTTCGGCGCGTTGCGATAATTTGACCCAATACGAACATTAAAGGTCCCCTGACCCTCTCTAAATCCCTCCTTCAATCCCCCAAATGCTTCCTTTATCTGATCTCCTTTTTTTACAAATATACATCCAAAAATTATTAATATTATTAAAATAAATGGAAAACAATTTCCTTTCATATATAATACTTTTAGATTAGAAAAAATATTATATTATCCTGCTTTTTGAATTGGTTTATTTGGACCTTTTAAATAACTATCGTCATTAAACCCACGATAAGGCGCTGTTTTGGGATCTTTAAAAGAATTTGCTCCCTTTAAATCTTCCTGAGCAGATCCCGATGTAATTTTTCCAGCATCGCTCCTAATAACTTGAGGCGAAGATTTGACACCAGCTAATTTTGTATCTTTTCCCTTTGCTTGTTGTCTAAAATGAATCTTTCTACGATCATCAATGGCAATACCAACATCAATTGGCTTAGGTTGCGCGCCACCCTTATATTGTTTGCCAAGTAATCCAGGAATTGCGTTACTCCATCCCAAAAATTCAGAAGGCAAGAAAGAACGCTGTTTTTTCTTCTTTTCTTTCTGTTTTCTTGCTTCTACTAAAAGTTCCTGAACATCCTTATTTAATTCTCTCAAACTATCGGTAAATGGTTTATTCATATTAGTATGTTCGTGGTAACCATAACTAATTGTTTCTGGTTTATTTGCTTCTTCTTGCGCCTCTTTTGTATCTTTATTTGCTTCAAATGCCGCATTCCATTCTTCTACTGTTGGAATTCTTGCTTTTGGTGCTTCATCGCATGTAGGACCGCGATATCCGCCACCACACATACACATTCCACCAACACAACGCCCGTGTGTATTATTACACGGAGGATCACAAATAGCACCACTATTAAAAGCTTTACATTGATCTTTTAATGATTCAGATGAATTATTTCCAGAAGATTGTTCTTCCCCTAAATTCATTGGTTTTCCTTCTGCTGTAACAACCGCACCAGTTGAAGAAGTGCCAGCTGGACATACCAAACCTGATGTTTGATCTTTTCCACCCTCTCTACATTCCTTATTTGTTGAATTCTTTGTACATACAACACACTCATTAGAACCTTCTTTACTATAAGTTCCCTGTGGACATTTGTGACAACCTTCTGTTTTCAATAATTCAAATGCTGCTTGAGATGGTGGTTTTGAATAACATACTGGATGATAAGTTTCTAATGGATCTCCAGCAGAATTGGGCCAAGCATTCCATCTTGCCGTAGCTGGACCATCTTTACCAACTCTATCTGTCCAAGAACAACCCGCAGGTGATTTGGATTCTAAAACTTTATCCCACGGATAATTATCCTTTTCTCCCTTTCCTATTCCTAATGAAATAATTGCGTTCTCACATTCTTCTCTTGTTTTTATTTGTGTCTTTTCAGGACATAAAGAACCCTTAGGATGTAAAATATATTGTAAACCTCCCGAACATTGTTCGCCCGAATCACCTCCTCCCAAATCTCCCGAAGTTACAAATAATTCCTTTGCATCTTGAAAACATTGCCTATAATCATTTGGTATTCTTACCCATTGAGGGTTCATGTGTGTCTTCAAATATAAGGTTCCTTGGGAATCTGTTTTTCTTTCCTTAATTGGGTCTGCAAACCATTTTCCATTCTTTGGTTGTTTTGGTCTAAGTCTAATCTTATCTGACCCCCTTAATCTTCCAGTATCTTTATTAAATATATTAAAAGCACCTCCCTCGGTTTGTACAGTTCCTGTACCATTCTCATGCGAAGCACCCCACGCAGTTATTTTTAAAGGCACACCATGAAAATCTGTTGGACAAGAAACCTCTGGAGATAAACGAGGACCACCCTCTATTTTTACTGTTTTTTGTCCTGTACTTGCCCAAATCTTTTTACCTGGGGCAAGACCTTCTCTAAAACCTCTAAAACCTTCTTTGGGAGATAATGACAAATTTGAAGCTGTTGTTTCACAAGGAAATCCAGATTTATCTCTGAATGATTGACCCCCAGTACCAACAGCACTCCAATGTGTTTTATTGCTGGTAAAATCATTCCATGGATTTGATGAATCTGCTTGACACGACATAATAAAACCTGATGTTTTGCAACCATCACCATCATTACTGTTCCGAGCATCAACTATTATTTTTCCTGGATCTTCACCGCCCGAATCAAAATTTACCGTTTTTATTGCTTTTGGATCAGCTTTATCTCCATAAACTTTTAGATCTTTGCCCTTATATTTTATTGAATTTACTTCTCCTGCAACATTAAAGTTGCACATTACCGCATTCTTACCCAAAGGCGGCGTTGTTTTATTTGTCCATTTCACATTCTTTACCGACGCCTTTGCAGCATTATACCAATTACTACAAGCATAGAATTTTGCCTTTCCATATGGACGATCATCACTTCTTGGTATAGTAGATTGATATGTAACTCCTCCTGAATATTTAACAGTCATAAATTTTCCAAGCAATTCTATAACTACAGTTGTTTCTTTATTTAATGGTAATTCCATAGGTGGATCAATTCCGAGATTTCCACCATCAGCACCTCCAGAACGAATATGTAATCTTGTGGTATTGCTATAAAACCACATACCTGGCATTCTATCGCCTATACCACAACAATTTCTATCAGATGTTGTAACATGGAAAATCTCTGACCAACCAGGTATTTTTGCGGTGGGGGTAATTGTAAATTCTAAACGATAGTCTCTTTCAGCATTTATCATACGAAGGAGATTGTTTTTCTTAATAGTTAAAGGAGTTTCGCCTACCAACATCACACTATTGCGTTCTGAAGAAGATTTGAAAGACGGGGGCGCAGGAGGAGGTTTTGTAACCGCAAAACGCTGATTTTTGCCTCCATGACAATCCCATTGAATAAGTGAACCAGGCAGTTTATTCTTTTTTGGAGCACTTTTTGCTCCACTATGAATATCTAAACATTTACCACTTTCAGTATAAAAACTACCATTTGTTCTATTGTAGAAATGACGAACACCATTAGCTTGGTTGCATTTTCCCATAACAACTTGAGCTGCGTTTGCCTTTGATGCACCCTGGATTATAGCACAAACACCCGGAATTCTATTTGTTAATTGCATTGAATCGGGATCATAAGACCACATTTTATCATCACCTCTTTGACACCAAGATAAAACAACACGTCCACCGTCGCCCGGCTTAGTAGTATCATCAGTTGCTTCCACACCCAAACACAATCCAGAGTTGAGATCTTTAAGCATATGATCTTTGAATTTCAATGTATTTCCCGCCTCATCCGTCATTGTCATCTTATATGTTGCCCACCCTCTATTATCCCCCTCTGTCCAATTTGTCAAATCTTCATTATACCACAGACGATAATCTCCTGGCATAAATGTTTGGGGAGTTTTTAATTCCCAAGTCATTGTTTTGCTTTCTCTTCCAACACCATCCATTCTATACCAGTGGGACTGTGTTTTACTGTTATGATGTGTTTTCTTATATCCTTTAACATTTACATTGGGAAGAATTTCTCGTCTATTATCATCTCCAATAATAAGAGCAATGTAATCTGTTCCACAACCAAAATGACTAGATCCACTACCGTGACACATTACTCGTCCTGCCTTGTGTTCAAAAACAATTTTTGTTATAAAAGCCGTTTTCTTTATAGTAAAAACTCCACTTCTTTCTTTTCTTGCTCCTATTGTAATATTATCAAAAACAAGAGTTTTACCATCACCCGCACCAACTGATGGAGGAGAAGCTTCGTAAGGTGCTTGACAATTTTTGTATTTTTTATCTTGATTTGCTTTTTTACGGTATTCAACAGTTCCCCAAAATTGTCCATTATTAATATAGTGATCACCGGTTATCTTATCCCCGACCTTTCTTAAACATTCCCATTTATTTGCACCATGTGTTTTTTTTATCATAAAAGTTGCGGCATCATCCTTACACACCGAAGCAACGTCACTTGTATGAACCTTATCGACAAACACGCCCGGTTGAGTAGCAGCGCCATCACAGGTAATTTGTAATCCTTTGGATCCACCACTATTTCCCGTTCTTTTTTTGGGATAGCTAGTCCCAGGACCATAATAAACATCATAATCTCCCGCAAGTTCGTGTGCTTTTACCGTTCCGCGTGTAGGCACACACTCATTATTTTTACAGGTAGTACCAGCAGTACAATTCTGATTATGACCGCCCTTTCCACATATACATCTTCTCTTATTATTCCGCTGTTGTGAATTTGAAGGGCACGTTTGATAGCATCCTGACCCCGGCTTGTACCAACCTTTTCCAAATGGTACCTCGCCACAGGGCGTACCACGCTTTGGTCCACTGGGCGCCGCCCCCTTATATATTTTTATACTATGAACAGTTCCGTTAAATCGCCAACCCCAAACATTTCCAAACACTACGCCCCCGCCCCCATAAATATTTCCTGTTACCGCCACAGATTTGGTTCCCAAATCTTTATTATTCACCCATACCGTTACATCTCTTCCTGAAGAAGTCTTTATTACTCTTACCTTTCTTATTGATCGTTTATTCAGCTCCATCTTAGAATGACTAAAGCTAGGGGCATTCTTATTACAATATTTATCATTATCTATACAAGAACCTGAAGCCAACCGAATTTGAAGCCCAGACGAGCTCCCCCCGTGTCCTATTGAAAATCCTTGTCTACCACTCCCAGTAACTGTATGTTGAAAATATAATGGACAATGTGATAAAGGATATTCTTGAGCACGTGGAGTAGTCTCCACCACCAAAAGAAATTGTTGACCATTCAATATTTCTGATAGTTTACTTGAATGTGGAAATGTAAAATTATTGCGATTTAAAGATCTATCTGAATCTAGAATTGTAAGTAATAACTCTTTGTTAAGATCTGTAGTGGTGTCGATACTTTTTGATGACTTCTTCTCTGTCGTCTTCGTTGTCGTACCTCCACCACCGCAAACGGCTGGGTGGTGCGTGTGGATCGAACCATCAACTCCGGCATAGGCGCTCGCGCTGGTGTTCCAGTACTGGTGCTGGGTGTACGAGTTCATGTCGCGGTTGGGTATTCTATAAGTGAAACATCCTTTTGGTAGCGCGCGTGACCCACCCCAGTTGTGTATGCGTTGCCTGCTTATGGGCTCCACCCTCTTCAGAACACCCTGTTTTTTGAGTTCCTGATGCGCCTTCCAGCAATCCGCAGCGCTAGCAATCGGTGTTTTCCCGTCCCCTTGGCAAGTTTTCCCTGTCGCCGCTATAGAATATCCCGTTGTGTTTGTCGTGGTCTTCGTTGTCGTACCTCCACCCCTGCAGACGGCGGGGTGGTACGGGTGGATCGTCCCATCAACTCCAGCACTGGAGTGGGTGCTGACGTTGAAGTACTGGTGCTGGGTGTACGAGTTCATGTCGCGGTTGGGTAATCTATAAGTGAAACATCCTTTTGGGTAGCGACTCGCGCCCCAGTTGCCGGTGCGGTTGGTGTTGTAGTTATCCGTCCTCTTTATAACACCCTGTTTTTTGAGTTCCTGATGCGCGTTCCAGCAATCCGCAGCGCTAGTAATCTGTGTTTTCCCCTCCCCTTGGCAAGTTTTCCGCGCCGCCGCTATAGAATATCCCGTTGTGTTTTTTGTTGTGTTTGTCGTGGTCTTCGCCGTGTTTCCACAAATGGCGGCGTGCGACGACGAGAGGGCGCCGGTGTTGTTGTAGTTACCGGACCGATTCCAATATATGTAGTTGGGTTGGTTGCCGCTCATGTATGTGAAGCAGCCCTTTGCGTATCTTTGGCCATGATTCCCACTTCGGATACCGTTGTTCGGGTAGCTCGGGTCCGCACGCGGCAGATCTCCAGATGCCCTAAGAGCGTCATATGCCTTTCTGCACGTTGTTGGGTCTGGAATCCGCTCATCCGGGGGACATTGACCCCTGAGAATGCGAAATGGTTTGTTGCCCGTCGTGTTTGTCGTGGTCGTGCCTCCACCGCAAATGTTGGGGTGTTGCCAATGAGCTCCCCCATCCCGCGACCCACCGCCCGTGTTAAAATACGCGGCTCGCCCGCCTCCCGAGGGATATGAAAAACATCCTGGAGGAATGTTGCCGTAGTTCTGCCGCCAGCCCCAATTGTTCTGGCTCACGTTTAGGTTTCTTCCAAACAACGACTGGTGCGCCTTTTTGCAGTCCGCCGCGCTAGTAATCGGTCTTTTTCCTTCTCCTGCGCAAGTTCTGTTGCGCCCCGCCATAGAATATTGACCTTCTCTAAATCCCTCCTTCATTGATCCTGTAAAAGCCTCTGTATTACATTTGAAATATGTTTCTCCCGGTGTGCTTCCAGTCATTTTGGGGCGGCGAGCGCCTGCTGAACCATTATCTGCATAAAGATAGCAACGTTTCCCAGTTTCATAATAATCAGCTTGAGGACACTTGGGATCATTTTGGCAAAGATTCTTACAATCCTCCTTATCTTTTGCAGTTACGGGCCATTTGTTAGAATTCCAATAGAGATAATTTTTCTTTTTATCTTTATGTTCTGTACATTTTCGTCCGCCCCCAGAACCCCCCGCTTCGCGTCTCAATGATGTTGTGTGACTGCATACATATGGTTTTTTTTCATTTGCTGCCGCATCATTCCACACACCACTTTCATATTGTTCGCAATAATGTTCATCATCCTTACCACTGGGTTCTTTTTGATTCCAGTTTGAATAGCCCTTTTTCTCGAGGGTTTCTCCGTCAGGCCATGTCCATTCACCTTCTTTATCCTTATCAGAGCAACCAATCCATTTTGGATGTTGCATTAAATCTTTAACAAAATCATCTTCATTTTTGCTACTAATAACTGCAAGGGTTGTTTTTCTACCAGGATCAGCATCTTTACATTTGTTATAAGCTGACCACCAATCCAATTCCTCTCCTTCAGCTCGGTAACAACGTTTTCCATCCTGATGTTCTAATTTAAAACCATCAGCACAGCTAAATGGTATTTTGGGTTTATTAAATTGTGATTGATACTGATCATATGATAATGACATAATGCTTAATAATTTAAACTTGGTTGTTTTTGAAAACCAATTTTGTCTTTCATCGCTCCATTCATACAAATAATTATCTGTTCCTACCCCCATTAACTTATCATTCCACTCAGCAATAGAACGAAGACCTTCAGTAGGTTGACCAATTCTTTTCCATGAACCTTTTAATTTTCCATCTTGATCTAATTTTCCATCTACGAACATCTCTATTCTTCCCTGTTTATCCACAACCAAGAGTTTATTTCTATATTCTTTTATGCTTTTTATATTTGGTTTTGCCCCGCACCATACCCAAGCAGGTTTGTGTCCACTTCCACGTTTAAAGGGGTCAACACTTTTTCCATCTGCTTTACCAGTCCATCTAAATAAAGATTGCTGATTTGCTGAAAAAAGTTTATTTTTCCATACTCCGATAGATTGCATCCATTCCATTGGAAGGTTTGTTGCTAATTTCCAAAGTCCTCCACGAACTCCCATTTTATCCCAAGCATAAAGGCGATGATCATATCTTCCAACTCCTAATAAAGTATCATTCCAATACGCTAAATCGGTTACACAACAACTTTTTCCTCTCAGTTGTTGCCATTCTTTTTTAGGATTATTAAATCTAAATAATTTATAATCTTCACTTACCCCTATCAAAATATCTTCATAACCATTTAAAAGTCCTCCACTTGTTTGTGGAGCTACTGATATTTGTCCTTCTTGAATTTTTTTTTTTTTTGAAAAGCAGTAACATATAATAAAAGCAATTACTATCGCTAAAAGTATAAAATTTAACTTCATATATATATATTTTATATAAATAAAGTTTTGATAAACTAAAAATTAATGAGATTTTTCTATACCACTGTCTGCTTTTTGATCATAACTTTCAGTATTAAATGGTTTGGGAGTTCCAGTATTTACATCACTTTTTTCAACTGGTTTGCTCATTGAAGGTCCTGCCTTGGCGCCCTTTGGTAATTCATACTTTTGTGTGCTGGGAAATTCTGGTTTTGTAAAGACAGGATATCCTTTATATTCAACGGGAGGTTGTTGTTCCTTTTCATCTGCTACAGGATCACAAGATTTTTCTTTTTTATTGGGAGTTATTACGTGTTTTACTCTTGTTTCTTTGGCTGCATTCTTTATATGATCACCTAAAATTAAATTGACATCAACATTAGATTTTTTATTCAATTTTTGCCAATTAAATAAATCCATGCTTAATTTTCCCATATCTAATTTATCTACGGCAACAATATTTTGTCCCTGCAATCGCGCGCGTTTTGTTTGAAATTTCAATCTCGTGATTTCACTTTCAAGATCCTTAATTTTTTTTAATAATTCTGGACCTAATTCCATCTTCTGTTCGTCGTCTGGCATACCCATGCCTGTTGGACCTGCTGCTCCTCCTGCTGCACCTGGTGGTCCTCCTGCACCTGGTGGTCCTGCTGCACCCTCACCGCTGTCAGTTGGGGCGTCATCTTTTGCCCAGTCTTCAGAGTCGCTGACCTTCTGAGCTGCTTCCATCACTGCTTCTGGACTTTTTTCCGCTGCTTTTTGAGGTTCTGGATCGGGTGTTGCTGGCGACGCTTCTGTTGCTGCATCTTCAACACCCTCACGAGTACTTTTACATAAATAATAAATTAATATAACACCAAATAAAATTAATAATATAGTGTTTTGCTTCATATATATTAATATTGATAAAATATTAATATTACTAAAATCAACGAATATAAGTATAATTATTAAATGCGCCCCACGTATTATTTATTGGTTTTGCGTATCTACCAGGAGGATATTTTGAAAATTCTTCAATTATGTCAGAATCGTCGTCTTCTTGTTTCAATAGAATTTTTTTCTTAATAACTTTTTTGGTATTTCTTGGCATTTGCAATCTAACATTTACCGATTTTCGTTCACCTTCTCCCTTAAAGCCTAATTCTCTATTTTTATCTGATAATTTATCTCTCATTTTTCTTAATTGTTTAACAACACGATTATCAACCCAAGGATCATAAATCGTTGCCTTTCCCTGATAACCTGTTATGCCAGGGTGACCTCTTTCGCCAACAAGACCTCTTTCGCCCATTGGTCCTTTAGGTCCAACAACGCCTTTCACTCCCTTTAAACCAGGTAATCCCTTTACTTCTGAAGCTTTCGCGGCACGCCCCTTTGGTCCTCTTTCACCCATATTTCCTTGTGCGCCCGTTTCACCTTTTGGTCCCTTTATTCCCTTAATTCCAGGAGCATTTTCGGGAGGTTGTGTTGATTTTGGTAAAACAGGTGGTTGAGGCGCTTCTTTTATACATCTTTTTCTATCTTCTGATAAATCATAAGCATTATTACATTCTGTACATATACCTGCATTTTGTGTTTTACAATTTTCTATTGGAATTAAATTACAATCTTGACCATTTTGTGATTTTTTATAGCCGGTATTACATGATGTACACACAAATCTGCCTGCTAATATGGTTTGCTCGCGACAATTTGGAACTGCTTCTGGAAGAGGAATTGCAACATAAATAGCGGTGGCTTCTTGAAAACAATCGCGATTATTATTATGAATTCTGATTGGTGTAGGTGCTTGTATAGTTGATAAATATAAGGTTCCATTATTATCAGTATCGCGCCACTTTATAGGATCTGCATGGAAATTCCCACCAGGAGGTTGTTTTGGATATATGCGTAATGTTGAGGATCCTTTAATTTTTTCAACATCTGCTGCTTTAATTGTAATGACACCTTCACTTTGCCCGTGTCCTCCGCCTGTTATAACAACATCTTCATCTTTATTGCCATGAACCTTTGTCCATCTTTTTATGGTAAATGTTTCACCATTAAAGTTGGCAGCACAAGGAACATCTTGATATGTTTGAGATGCAAAGAAATTGGAAAGATTTTTTGTCCAACCCGCACCAGAAGACCAAAAAAATTCTAAAACGGCATGACCTTCATTTTCTCCAAAGTACATTAAAATTGGATATTGTTTTCCTTTTACAAGACTTATGGTTCCAGTTCTAACTCGCGGAGGATGTAATCCTGCATTATCAACAACTTTTTCCCCCGCAATCCATAATACCGAAGAATCATCAGAATTGGTTTTAAAATAATGTAATCCAGTCTTTGGAGGAGAAAACACCCCCCAAATTTTATAACTATATCTCGCTCCTTCATCCATCAAATGTATAGCTTTTACCTTTTTAACGCCTCCAACTTTTGTTGCTGTTTTAAAAAAATCAAAATTATCCTTCCAATATCCATTATATTTTTGAATCTTTAAATGACCATCAAAATCTGGAATTGCTGTTCCAGGATGTGGGTCATCAACATTCACCCGAACAAAATCGTCATCAGTTACCTCAAATTGTTGATAAGATGAATTTGTACACACATTTTGTTCTAATTCGCGACCAATAACATTATCAGCATTTTTCATACTAAAACACATGCCTTTTGTGTGATCTCTTGGAGTTGCAGAATTATTATTATACCAATACATTGGTTTAAAGAAGTTGTCTTCAGAATAAAATCTTTGATTGGCTTGATTATCTGTAGTTTTGCAAGGGGATGTTTGAATTAGCGCTCCTCGCTGTGCTGAAGTTCCACCTTTAACATCAAAACATAATCCCGCTTTTGTTTTTAATTCTAGTGTCTTTGGATTATAAGAAAATAATTGGTTATCTTCGCCAGAACATATTTTTTGTTTTATTGATCCGCCGGATCCGCCATCAGCTTCTAAACACATACCATTGCTTTTTACTTTTAAAACTTTATTTGTAAATGCTTTTGATGTGCCCTGATCTTCCGCTTTTGGAACCTGATAACGACTAATGCAATGTCCCCTCTTATTTAATCTACACATGGAATGTTTTGTTTTATTTTCACAATTATGTTTGTGTGATGGATGGGTACTATCTGGAGCAAAACACCATTTATAATCTCCTTCTCTATATTCTGCAGAATCAAAATTTGCTGTACTATGCTTTGTCGTCCAATCACATCCACAAGCTGAAATTCCTTTCCAGAAATCGTTTGTAGTTTCTGTGGTAACTAATGGAATATTCTGTTTACACATTACCTGAGTTTTTGTTGAATCATCCCTTGAGGTTAAAGTTCCCGTTGCTTTATCGGTTGAATAACGTGTACAAACGCGCTTATTCGGATATTTTTTATCCCCGCCCATTGGAGCCCACGTAAAAGAACGACATTTATCATCATCTTTACATAAGGCAGCACATTCAGATATTTTTTTAATTTCGTTACTGCGACCTAATCCATCACCACCTATGTCAGCGCCAACTTCTCCTACCTGCTCCCAATCACTAGGACATCCAACAGCCTCTTCAATGGGTTCACCACCACATATTTTTCTTGCGTAGTTTCCGCGTGCGTAAGATCCTGTCCCTGTTAATGAAGCATTTTTATTATGATTAAAATATCCATAATGATTAGCGTGTAGCCAGCAATTTCTTGGATATGAATTTTGCCAATGATGCGATCCAGCCCAGTATCCATAGTTATAATAGTTATAATAGTACCTGTTATACCAGTTATTTCCGTAATTTCCCCTCAATTTGTTATGAGCTTTCTGACATTCTGATGCGTTCGTAATTTCTTGTCCTTTTGGACAAGGTTTGCTTGCATCATCCATAATAAATGGATCGCCATCTTTTTTCTCTCGCTCACCACCTTTACATACTTTTTGAACATTATGATACGACTGGTCCTTTGTCCCACCTGTATTAAAATACCGATGATTTCCACTTTGCCAACAATTTTTGGGATATGAGGCCCCCCAATTGGCGGTTCCACCCCAATAACGTCCACCATACCCATAACCATAACCATAACCATAATTATTCCAATTTGTATTTTGACATTCGCTGGCGCTTGTAATTTCCTCCCCTTCTGGACAACTTTCACAGTTGCGATTGTAACAACTTTTTAACGAAAAACCATCAGCTCCCCTTTTATTAACTTGTAATCGCCAATAATAAATAATTAATATTGTTACTATGGCTAAAAGTATAATATTTAATTTCATAATATATATATAATTATAAAATTAATTACAGTTTAATTACAACTTAGTAATTTTTTAATACTATTTTGATTCGTCGGATTTAATTGAACATACCCTTCTCTAATTGTAAACTTTTCTTTACCTTCAGCCTTTGCGCCTTTAAATTTTGTAGGATCTATAGGTCCGCCTCTCAAATAACATCTAGATAACTTTCCGTCCTTAGGTCTTTCCCAATGAATGGCTTTACATCCTTTCTCTCCGTCGCAATATCCTTGACATAAATTTTCACTCGCATTAAATGCATAAGGGTTTTTGAATTTTGAACTTTTTGCTGCTGACAATGTTCCTTTTGATCCAGAACCGCGTTCACCGCTTGTTGCTTGTTTAAGATATTCAGGATAATCTCCTTCAGCTGCACGACCACCCGTAGATGCTCGCGGACGCGCCCATATATCAAGTCCAGTTTTATCTTTTAAAGCATTACAGGATCCACCTTTCAAAAGAGTGGCATCCATTCCATTATATTCAATATATTGGCAAGTTGGACTTTTATCACATATTCTTGCTAATTCAATTACTGCTGTTGGTTCGCTTTTGTTTATTTTAATTTTTCCTATAACATTTCCTGCTGATGCTCCGCATGTTTGATCGGTACTAAGACATGAATATCCTCCCTTATTACCAGAGCCTGAATATTTGCATGGTCTTTTTCTACAACATTGACCTGCCGAACACCTGCACGGTCCATATCTACAACACATCCCTCTGGGGTTAGGATCATACTTAGGGCTTGTCGGACATCTATAACCACCACAATATACAGGTGGGGGCGGCGGTGGAGGCGGAGGTGGGCGCACCGGTGGGCGATATTGCGAACATGCTTCTTTTTCAAATACATCATCCCAATCATTAATAAGCCATAAAACAAATAGCAAGGTCAGCAATCCAACCAGACTTTTATTAAAAGGGTTGTAAAATCTCATATATATAATACTTAATAAAATATATATTATTTATAGGTGAAAGCTTGGGATGCATATTGGATCCCCGCCTGCCTATCGTTGGGGCGCGAATCGGGTGGTGGTGGAGGAGGCGGGGGTGGAGGAGGTGGTGGTGGAGGACGGGAACAACCACGGCAATAACCTGGAAAGCCACGTCGATGTGGACCTCCACATGTCCTGTGACAACCTTCCATTTCAAAATTATCGTCCCAATAATTAATGCTGTATAAAAAAGCCAACAGGGATAATAAAATTACTAAAGTTTTGTTAATCTTACTTAACTTCATATATAATATCAAAATATAAATTTTGAAATTATTCTAAAAGGTTTAAAATACTGGATTTCTAAAACGTATCCCAATTGATTGATCATTTGGTAATGCTGGTAGTTGTCGCACCCATCGACCAGTTTTAGGGTTGCGTACCCAACCAACACCTCTATGACACCCCTCCTGTTCATAATTATCATCTAAATCATTAATAATGTACAATAATAATAAAAAAAGGAAAATTATCACTAAAGTTTTATTAAAATTCATATATATATATGATATAACATTTATCGAATATAAGTATACGTATTAAAACCTTCTAACATTGATAAATCTTCTGTTTTATCTTTGCCTGGATTTAAATTCCCAATATCCATATCAATATTTTCTCCCAATGTTTCTGTTGAACGATGAACACTTTGAATTTCGCCATCTCCCAAATGTCCCATTCTAATATTCAAATTAATTGGAGGATTTTTTTTCCCTGTATATTCTTGGTTCTTTCTTTTAATTTTCGTATAAATATTTTTTAAACTGTTGACAATCGCCTTATTTGCCCAAGGATCTATGACTGTTGTGGGTCCTCTTGGACCAGTTTCGCCCCTACGACCAACAGCGCCAGTTGGACCTATATTTCCTTCAGGTCCATCAGGTCCAGTATCTCCAGGTTTTCCTGTGGGGCCTCGCCAACCCGGATCTCCTATACCAGCGGGGCGACCTTCCGGTCCGATTAATCCCTGTTCACCTTTGGCGCCAGTTGGACCTATCGTACCACGATCACCACTTTTGCCCGGAACAGCCTTTTCTGGTTTTGGATCTTTTTTACAACTTATTTTATCTTCTCCTACAGTATATCCTTTTACACATGTTTCACATATTTTTCCTCTTTGAATTTGACACCATTTAATAGGTGGAATTATCTTACACGTCCTCCTATCTTCTGACGGGATCCATTTTGTTTGACATTCGTGACAAAATATTTTTCTTTGGTCTACACAATATTTTATAGGAGTTATTAAACAACGATTTTGTGACGGCGGTGGTTTATCATAATGATGACCTAAATTACATTCAGCACACGCAATACCCTTTTGAACTTTACACCCTAAAATCGGTTGCAAAGAACAAGTATTTCCTGACTTTGCATATCCTTTTCCACAAGATTTACATTCAGTTCCTTTCGGAGAACCCTGATCAGCACAATTTGGAATGTCATTTACTTTGCACTTATTATCCACCAAAGAATAACCCGTTTTACATCCAGCACATATCAAACTATTGTTTCCTTGATTAGCGCAACCCTTAATTACAGGAGCTTTACAAGTTTGTCCATCAGAAGCCATGGTGTATCCATCCAAACACTTATTGCATTTCATAAAAGATTTTCCTCCTTCTTCCCCCTGAAAACTTTGTCCTTCTGCACATTTGTCAATTTTTGGTAATTCGGGACTTGAACAACTTGATAATCCAGCATTTTTACACGCAGTTATACAACCAGCTCGTGTGGCGGAGGTAATACAATCATCGCCCCCTATTGCACCCTTTTCTAAATTTCCTCCTATTTCGAAACCGTTGGGATTTATACAAAGACGTTCGGGCGCTCCACTTGCCGTCCTTTCCTTGTTTAGGCTCCATTTTCCCTTATATGCAGGATTGTTTAAACCGTCTGGTGACATTGGCATGCAATAACCTGTGGAAAGTTTTTTATGAGTAATAATTTGGCGTATTCTTAGCATACCATTGCCCACGCGGGGAACTGCGTCTCCGCCTTGTGGACCTGTAATCCTTCCGCCAGCAGTCCCTATACTAATTCCCATTGCCTGTGCTTTTATTTTAATTTTTGCATTCGGATTTATATAACCTGTCCCCCCCTCTCCTGCATAATAATAATACCCACCGCTTCCCACATAACCGTTCGCACCGGGTTCACCTTTATTAATACCACCGCCACCCCCTCCTCCACGATATAACCAATGACCATAGTAATTTGCTGCATCACCACCTTTCATGGTATTACTCAGATTTTGAGATTGTCCGTGGGATCCAGCATAATGCCAACTTCTCCCCCTAACATTTGAGTTTACATATGTGCTTGTTCCACGAAAGTTTATACCCATACCTACCCCAAACCCAGGGCGTCCTTGTGAATAACCGCCCGATCCTCCCCCTCCTCCTGCAACTGCAAGAATATTATTCACATCAGTTAATGAACCGCCAGGTTTATGAATACTTGTACTTCCACCACCAGTCCCCACCTTCCGATAAATTTCATATCCATTATAGTAATAATAGTTGTAATTATAGTAGTAGTTATTGTAATATTGGTTTCTTTTGGAACTTCCACCATTTGGCCAACCACCATCTAGATCATTATTGTGCCAATTATTTCTATTTGTATCAGCATGGTATTTACCTTCTCCGCCCACATAAATAACATACTTCTTTCCAGGAGTTACTGGCATTTCTATTTTTCCATATCCCCCCCTGCCTCCTGGATGTCCGCTGTTAGTTCCATAGCGCCAACCAAGGTTGTCATTGGTTGAGCTCTGGTTCTGTCCACCTCCTTGGGCACCCCATAATTCAACTTCTACTTTGGTAACATCTTTTGGACACGTCCAATATTGAACACCTCCAGTATAATTAAAAGTAACTGGTGTTCCATATGTAACACCTTCACGAGTTTTTACAGATGTTAATCCCAAACAAACAAATAAAAAAATTACAATTCCTAAAAGTAACCAATTTAGCTTCATAATATATATAAATGATAAATTAATAGATACGCTAAATATTAATTAATCTTCTTCATATAAATTATCAATTCCTTCCTCCATTGATGTTAATTGATCCAGAATTCGCAAAGTTTCTTGTGGATCTTCTCTTCCAGGTGGACCAACAGGTCCACGATCACCACGAGGACCCATTTGACCTCTATCTCCCCTTTCACCTCTTGGACCCTCTGGACCTCTAGGTCCTTGTGGACCTTCCCCACCTGTTGCAACACCAGGATCACCTGGAGGTCCGGGAAATCCACGAGGACCCACATTACCAGGCTCTCCACGGGGACCTACATAACCTTTTGGTCCATATATTAATCCCTCTGCATTATTATTAAATAAGCAGCAAAATAAAAGAAATAATAATATAAAAAGTAAAATTCTATTATTATAATTCATATAATATATATAAATAATTTAAAAATAACTTCCTGTATTGTATGCTTTCATGGTGGTCATGCCTTCCTTATCACCTATTGTTTTTTGAATATATTCTTTTGATGCCGTTTCTTTATTTATCAATCTCAATGTATTATATATTTTCGCTAAATCATGTTTCAAACGATTTCCACGGTTTATTGATAATCCAGGCGGACCACGAGGACCCGGATTACCTTGTGCGCCCCTTGCCCCAATTTCTCCTTGTTCTCCTTTTGGTCCTGCTATTCCTTCATCTCCAGTAGCTCCACGAACTTCTATAGACTTACCTTGTTCTCCTTTATAACCACGAGGTCCCCTTATTCCAACATCCCCTTGATCTCCTTGATCACCCGTTTCTCCGCGAGGACAAATATGAGAATTACAAAGTCTTGTTTGAGTATTGCGATCATCAGGCCACGCACCACACTCACCATTATTCGCACGAGCACGGCTTTGTTCCCCACCCCCACAAGTTTCTGAACATTCTGTCCAAGGACCCCACCCAGACCATTGACAATCACTAACACCCTCAATGGTTGGTTTTCGTAATAAACAAAATATAATCAATAGTATTAAAAAAATTGGAAGATAATTTGTCATATATAAACTTTTAGAAAAATTTTTCAAAAACTTTATATTAATTATAGTTTGGATTATTGAAAGGTTCTAGCTTTGAGAAACTTTCTTGGCTTACACCACCAACTTTCAACAACTGTTCATAAATTCCTGATAATAAATCATTATTTACCTGAGCTCTACTCATTACCTTTCCTTCTTCCCCACGAAATCCTCTTTCTCCCTTTGGACCTGTAGCACCGCTGTTTCCTTTCGAACCCTCCCCTCCAACAACCCCACTTTTTCCAGGAAATCCTGTACCACCCCCTGATTTACCAGTTGGACCTTTTTGACCCTTCGGACCTCTTGGTCCTTGTAAACCTAATTGACCTTGTTGTCCTGTTGGTCCACGAGGACATTCTTGCGTGTTACACGCTCTTTTTTCTGAATCAAAATATCTAACTTTTCCACCTTCAATGCAAAATCCATTGTTGGTACGTATTCTTGTTTGGGTACCACCTGCACACATTCTGTTACACGGACTCCAATCACTCCAATTATATTTTACGCAGTCTGGATTTGCAACTCGTCCCGATTTGGGAGCTGGAATTGGTGGTGGACGAGGCGGGGATTGTCCTGAAATAAGACCTGCTTTTCTTGTTCTTTGTCCAGATGAACCAAATTTTTTGTTCTTTATCCAACATTTCTTTGACCAAGATCCACCTACTTTTCCCCAAGTCCACGATTTACAATCTGGATTTTCCTTACATTTATCACAACAAGCGCTAGAAGTTTCAATATTACTGTATGGGGACCCCGCAATATCAGCACCCCCATGATCATAGTCATCGTCCTCTTTACACGGACCTTTTTCCGTCCCCTCTCCTTGTAGGTGTTTCGGTTTGATGTAACATTGTGCATCCTGCCAGCGATCGCCACGTTTGTATGTCGTTGCGGCCCCCTTTCCATCTTTATTAAGCATAAGATGGCATTTGGAACCGTTCCAACCAGAGTCATACCACTCAAAGCCCGAACATTCTCCCTGATTATCGCATTCTCGCCCACATGCCGAACGAGATTCTTGTCCCGCCGTCCACTTTGTTTGCAAAAGATCTGTTTGGGCATCATTAACACAAAAGTTATCGCCAGCCTTCTCATAGCCGGCGACACCATCTGGTGATCCAACTAATGTAACCGCACCCCATTTATTCTCAACATTATTATTTGAATCCCAAATTTTCTTTCCGTAACCTTTCGCACCTGGCAAGTAAAATCCAGAAGTTGAAATACAAACAGGGCGTCCATCACCCGTCTTCCAATCCTTTTCATTGGAACCCCAGTGATTCCATTTTGGATGTTTTGATGATTCACATTCTAACTGCAAACCAGAATTCTTGCACCCAGCAACACCACTACTTTCATGCCCTTTAATTTCTAATACTCCGCCCGGTACTGGGGTGAAACTAAACTCTTTCGCTTCTGACCAAACCTTGGAATTACCCGTATAATTTATTTTTTTTCCATTATATTTTACCTCATCAACAACATTATCTACTGTAAAACGACACTTAACCTCTCCCTCTTCATCTTTCTTACAACCATCGCCAAATTGGCAGTAACAACGATTGTCTGAGGGATATGCCGTAGAATTGCAATACTGCCCCGTGATTTTGCATTCAGGCTGAGATTCGCATAAAGCCTTACACTTCGTCCGATCTCCCTCTCCGTTACTCAACGCCCACCCCCCTGTATATCTTCTACCGTCGCCCATACTATATCTACCGTCCATGCTCTTGCAACCCTTCTCAGGCTTCTTCCAACCTCCTTTCGGACCACAAATTCCTTCCGAGGTACCTGTCCAAGTTCCCCAAGCACCATCACGATACATATGGACATGTGTTGGTGCATTATCATTGGTATGCCACGTACTGGCTTTGTAATCAAATTGTGTCCCGTCTGTCCACTTGTAATCGTTCAAATTTTTGCTCTTATTGCCCGAGGTCGTTTTGCCCCCAAGCCACGGATAACTTGAAGTTGTATTTTCCTTCATATATTTAATGACCTTATCGTTCTCTGCATCAGAGTGGATACTGACTAAATTACGACCCTGCTGTTTACAATAAGCCTCTGCTTGATCCCAGGACGACGCTGGAGTTGTTATTAATTCTCCCTCTGTGTCGCGTCCTTTCCCGCAAATGTTTCTGTAATAGGGGCTGATGTGTTTGTCCTGACTTTGGGGCATAATATTAAAATACAAAAACCCCGCGTTGTGGTGGCCGGTCTCGCTGATCCAACATCCTTTGTCGTAGTTGGGGATTTGATTTCTGCCGTCCCATTGGTGAGGCACACTACTATCCCCCGCCTTCATATTATACACCCAGCCGCCGCCTTGCGCCGTCTGCCCCACTGCTGGGCGAGTGCTCCAACCTGCGGGGGGATGTTTAATCACGCCTTGGGCGTATAATTCGAGAGCAGCTTTCTTACATTCATCTAAGTCAGTAATGCGCCCCCCTTCTGGGCAGACTTTTTTTAACCCCGCCAAGGTGTATCCTTCTCTTTTTTTAGTTCCCATCATTAATATTATTAAAATAATGGCAATTCCTAAAATATAATAGTTCATATAATAAGTAAACTTTTTTATTTCGCAGATGAAAAATTTATCATATAGTCTAAAACCCATGTATCAAATTTAACACCTGTTCTTTTATGACTCCAAATTTTCCCCCTTTTTGTTTGCAAAAAATCTATCATTTGAATTGCAACCACTCTCATATCCGGAGGCAATTTAACAATGCGCTTTATAAATTCCTTTGCGACCACGGGCTCCTTTTCATATAAATATTTCATTGCTTCGCTTATTTTTATCTCTTTCTCTTTCTCATTATCTTTTTCCATTATTTCATCTTGTTCTTTCCAAAATTCTCCTAATTCTGACTCTTCAAAGCTCTTCTGGTCTTCAAACCATTGACATTCTTCAAATTTTTTACATTTTAATGAATTTGAACCTAATAAACCACACTTCATTGCACCTGCAAATGTTTCATTATATAATCCTGCTGTTGGTCTTTTATACACACAATTATTAAAATCCTTCCCTGGTATATTTACCGGAACTGCTTTTTGTCCTGCGATTTGGTAATTCTTTTCATTATATGGTATTAAATTTGAATTCAAGTTCATTCCTATATTTATTTCCGAGACGCGGGGTTTTACAACAGAATATGTAGAGGGTTTTCCGAATTCAGGTTTTTCTGGTTGTTTTCTACGTTCACGAAGGAATGGTATTGGCTGCATTTTTTTATCACGCATACATTGTTTTTGAACTCTTTTTTCATCCTCCTTTTGGTCTTCTATTTTACAATTTTCACAATTCCATTTGCGACAATCTGCTGTGCATGGTTTCCAAATATCTGTAACCCATTTACAGGTATCTCCGTCCCACGCATTATCACATTCTTGTTTTGTTTGAAATTCCTTAAGAGCACATCTATTTTCCTTAGGATCTTTATCAACACACTTTGCACGTTCTCTTCCGCAGGTTTCAGCACACATTTCAAAACTTTTTTTGATTTCGGTAATTGATCGTTTTAATGAACAAATATAATCTGATGCTTGACTTACAATATCTGAATCTTTACCACAACCTTCTTCTGGTGGTAAACATCTCTTTGTCTGTTCCATAATAGGAATATTTTTTCTTTCTGATGCTGGTCTCTCGGGAATACCTGATGATTTTTTCATTGGAACAAGTGGCATTGGTTTATCGGAACATACAAATAACCCATCACCAAATCCTACTTTTTTATGATCTATATAACAAACTTTTTGTTTTGCATGCAAAGCTACATGTTTTTGACCTGCATCTCTCCTTATACATTTTCCCTGAACCCAAATACAATTATCCCCCGAACCACATTCTTTAATTGTTCTTTCAGAACATTGTTCCGGAACATATACAACTTCTCCATTTGCGTCTTTAACTTCCCTATATCCACTATTTATAGTACAATTATTATCTATTTTTTTACAACCATCTGTTGCTTCGCATTGATTATCATTTTCACGATCACTACAGCGACGTGGAACATATAATGGTGTTGTTCCTACTGAACCGGTAGTCCACCCCTTTTTTAAATTACATTTAGAACCATTCCATTTACAACCATCTGTTGTCTCGCAATATTCAACCGTTCTATCACCACATAGGGCGGGGACACTTAAAACGGAACCTGTTTTTCCTTTTCCTTGCATCATTTTACCAAATCCTTCATTGCTTTTTGAAAAATTAATACAAAAACACAATAACAATAATAGCCCTATTAATATTTTAATCATATATAAACCATATGAAAAATTTTTTGAAAAAACTTTTAAAATAACCCCCTATTTTTTGGTTGAGTTTTTGTTCAAGAATCTCAGATTTCTCTCTTTAATCGATTTTCAATTCTCATGAGAGTAAGAATCAATAAAAGGTCTAAAATAGGGTATTTTCAAATTTTACATCTTGGAGAATTGAAAATCGATTAAAGAGAGAAATTGAATAAGATTTCAAATTCTTATTCAACTTTTTAAAGAGAAATTATTATTTTTTGGAGGAAAGTGATGGATTAAATTGATAAGTTTCATCATAAAAATTACTAAAATCAACTGGGGGACCACGGCGAACACATTGCACCAATCCTACACCGTCACGTGATCCCATGCCACGACATTGTCCTTTAAAACCTTCCGTTCTTTCAATTATTTTTGTTGGATTTTTGCTATGATATTCTTGCATTGCCTTTCGTTTCTTTTTTTTATTTGATGCGAGTACATTTGCAGCTTTTTTCGCAAGTTTTTGAACAATGTCCTTTTTTAATTCATTTCTACTTTTTTTATTATTTTGATTAAGATTAAATTTAACTTCTGTTTCAGTCTCCTCAGTTAAAGGAAAATCTCTTTTTATTAAATACGAATTTATTTTATCTAAATATATTTCGGCTGGACCCAATGGTTTTTCTACCATTAAACCTTCTCTCAGCACATAAGCATTATTTAAATCACTCCCTCCAAAAAAACCTTCTTTTGAAGCCTTTGTTTTTATTTTTGCATTATCTATGCCGTCAAAAATTGGAATTGTATCAACATTAACTTTCATTTCCACAGGGACATCTTCCTCGCCCCTCTTGAAATCGGGGGTTAGACTTGATAAATGAGCTCCTATTTTGTTTAAAATTCCTATAGCTTTTGTAGGTTGTGCCTCGGGTGGAGGTAATAAATTATATTGATCCATTTCCACCGGTGGAGGTGGAGGCGGTGGTGGAGGAGGAGGAGGACGGGAAACTCGTTTTGCACAACATGTCCAACGAGATTTATCAGGAATTAAACATTCATCTTTCCAAGGACCCGTTGATTTCCATGATAAATTACAACCTCCTTCTTCGCATTTTCTATTTAATGCTTTAATCTCATCATAAGGTTTTTGTTGTTTAAGATTATATTTTGAACATAATCTTTGTGCTTCATCAGCTTCTAATCCGCTAAATTTCATTGTTTCTCCACTTCTTTCATTAAAAACAGCCACTTCTTTATTGGCTTTTACCTGCCCATACAGCTTTCCCCAACCCGGACGAGCACAACTAACTCTTAAATTGTTATCTCTCAACTTTCCATTATAACACGAATCTGTTTCCGACCTTAACCACATATCACATTTTTCATCATCATCACAAACTTTTTTACATGCTTTATCACTACTAAGCTTTCCAACAAATTTTTTATCATAACGCGAAGCCCACCAATATTCTTTTCCTCCTTCGCAAACGCGCAAGTAATTTGGATCATGAACGACCTTTGAAACTGGCTTTTGCCAATGAGAAACACCATCTCCAACACCACACGCGGTCATTGTATCAATACAATTTGTTTTAAATAAAAGACATTTTCCACCGTGTTCTACAAAATCCGCACTTTTACAGGAATTATTATCATAACATTTTTTCAAGCATTGTTCAGCCTCAATCCCATCATAATTACTTATCATATTCTTTTTGTCTTTAAATTTAACACCAGAATTCCACCCTTCTTGTGTTGCATCTGTTAATGAACGCGGTTTCACTGAAAATGTTGATTTCGGGGCTGCTTTTATTTCAGATTTTTTAGGGAACTCAGGAACACTAGGAATTGTTTCTTTTGTAGCGGGCTGTGCTGGCTGACCCGACGGTGAAGGCTGTTTCCCACCACCCGGAGGTGGTGGAGGCGGCGGAGATGAAGTAGCTTTCTCTACTTTTTTATAAGCTTTTTGACTACCATTTGTAACACATTTGCCATTTCTAAAATCAGTACCATCTCCATAAAAATGATAACAATTTTTATTACAGTTGGAAGGTGAATCGCCCATATTTTTACCACATCCATTAATTTCAATAGCATTACATTTTGAATCATCTGAACACATTTTTTTACACTTTTCAAAATTGGTTGTTCTTTGTACCATTTTCCATTTTGATGCTGCGCCCCCTCGGGGACATCCATCGAATAAAAATGAATAACTTTTATCACCGCCACTCCCACCACCACTTATTCGCTTTCCAAGCCCAGTACAACATAATTTCCCTTTAATATAATGATTAATATGAAGATCACCATCCTTTAATGCCATATATTCATCTTTATCCTTACTATGAACACCTGCCAACCAAGCACACGGGTAAGCAGGACACTTTTCGTGTTTGTTGGTGCGAAGAGAAAGGATTCCACCACCTTTCCAGCCATCATTTGGAAGATTAGTTCCACTTACCTTACCATCAGAAGAAATTGTATATTTTGTTTTAAATCCATTAGTATAATTTACATCATATTCTCCAACCCATTCTTCTATTTTTGACATCTTTTCTGCTTGGACTCCTTCCCTTATTTTTCCTCCCAAATAATAATATAATAATATCCCTAATAATAGAAATAATATAAATTCATTCATATATTTAATAGCCATTTTATTTATCGGGGGCGAGGGCCCCCGTACCCCCCCATTTTGTCTCAACTTTTTTTAAAAGTTGATTTATATCATTAAATTTAATTCGATTGGCGTTCCTTGTGGCTGATCTTCTCTTAAATGACCTAAATCCATCAAAAGTGAATTTACTGCTTTTAATTTAAATTTATCTCGGTTTTCAAATCCCTCATAATCACGAAAGTTATTTAAATTATTGTTTAATTTTGATGTGGATTTTAATCTATTCCCTTGTTCAAATAATTTATTACCTGTTAACATTCCTTCTTTTATCATATCCGATTCTTTTCCAACGGACATATTCAATGCTATTGGAACTTCTTCTTTTTCGGGCAAATTACTCTTCAATAAATTTTTATTAATTTTTTTAAGAAAACTTGCATAAGTTGTTGGTTTTTTTGGCGGCATATAACAGATCGGATGAATATCATATCGTCTATTTCCCAGCAAACTATTATTCCACATAGCCATAGATTTTCCCACAAGAGAAAGTTTATCAGTCCAATTACAACCAGGTGGAATTTTGTCATCGCTTCCTTCCCACCATTTCCCTGAATATAAATTTAAAGTTTCTATAGCTTTTTCACAATCTGCTTTGGTATCTATAACTAAATCTTTTCGGCAAAGTCTATTCTTGGGTTTTTTTTCAAAATGTTTTTTATCCAACCCTTCTGTTAATGCGCCTTGACATAGATGACATAAAAATATAAAACTTATAATTCCTAAAAGAATATAATTATTGTTCATATATTAATCATTTATTCTTTTTTTTTCGGCGGACCAAGAAGCAATCTTAATCCAATAAACACAAATAATATACTTATTGCCACAGACATCACGTAAAATTTTCCACTCTTACGCTTCGGTAAACGACCATCACGTATTAAATGGAACCAACTCCAAGAAGAAGCAAAGGGGAAAATTCCTACACTTAAAAAAATAGCAGCTAGTATTTTTTTAAGATCCATTTCAGCAAGTTCAATGTCCATTATATTATAATATTAGAATTTATTGTTTGATGTGTGTGTGGCTGTGATCCGGACGTGCTTTTCCGCCACCAAACGCCCATTCATACCAGGTTTGTGGCTGATTGGCTTGTTTTATAACTTGTTTGTGTGTATCTTTCATATCGTGAACACCCAATCCTAATTCTCTTTGTGTTTTTGGAGAAATTTTTTGATCTCTATTATAAATAATTTTCTTTATCCCATATCGTGATAATTGTTGTGCTTGCCCCTCCGGTTTAGAACCACTTCCACCACCCCATCCACGAAAACTGGATCCAGTATTATCTACTTGTGTCGTTCCTTCTGCCTGTTTTAATGGAGGGGGCGCTTGACCCGCTTGCGCTGGTTGTGAAATTTGCTGTCCTATTTTTGGAGCTGCTTGACCAGTTTGCATCGGTTTTGAGATTCGCTGTCCCGTTCTGGGAGCTGTTCCATCAACATAACTCCCTCTTTCGGGATCTTGTCGTGCGTGTGAAGGTTTTCCAATAAGAGGAGCGGGAGCCTGTCCAGCTTTTGCTGCTGGACCAGGTGGCACTTTCGGAGGCGGTTCACGGGCTGCCTTAGGAATTGGTTGTGTTGGAGATGATTTCTTTCCATGACGATCACCCTGAGTTGCAACTTTACTTGGTTTATAATTTGGCGGTAAGCGATTTGGAGCTTGAGTATCGCGCGCGGCACCAGCCGCACCGCCCCAATCTTGTGATTGGAAGTCAGCCAAAAGTGAGGCAACCTTATCAGAAGTATGAGCGGTGAGATTAGCCATTGTGGGCGGTTTAATATTGGGATTTGCTGGCATTCCTGCTGCGTGTGCATGTTGTTCTGCTTCCCACCAATTTAACAAATCTTTTTCATATCTTATATTTGCCTTTCCAGAAAGTGTTGTAGGATCATTGGGATCATCTGGTTTTGAAAGTTCTCTCGCTAATAATTTATTAATTTGTTCAATTCTATCAAATTTATCATTATCTTTTACCATCTGTTGTCTCGCGGCTATATCTTGTCTCCATTCTTCTCTTCTTTGTTTTTCTGATTCCTGTTTTTCCTCCCTTTCTTCTCTTAAGTTCTTTTGTTGTTCATCCCATATTGCTTTCTCCTTATCATAGCCTTCTTTTTTTGCTTTTTCCTCCAATTTCCAATTTTCTAATTCTAACTTATAATTTGTTTCTAATTGGGTATTATATTGATCTGCCTCCATTTCTCTTTTTTTCTTCTCTCTCTCAGCTTCACTATCCCAACCCCACCAACGACAACCTCTATGATCTATTTCAGTACATTTTTTTCCATTTAAATAATTACTTTCTAAACTAGCAGCATCTATTTTGGCTTGTGAAACTGGTTGTTGTGTGTGATCATTTGGTGAATGTTGATGGCGAATATTTTCCGTTTTAGTATATTCAGAAACATTGCGAATATCACTATTATTTTTAGGTTGATTTTGCAGCCCATAATCATTTTTTTTTGGTTCTCCAATCCCTTCTAAGAAACCTTCTGTAAATCCATAATGACTAATTCCTAAGGTTGGAGGAAAGAGTGAACCTCCCAAAAAACCCTCTTTTTGGCTTTCATTCGAGGATGGCACCTCCATCCCAGCACTCTGATATGACTGTTGTTGAGATTGACTACAAGTCTTTTTATACCATTCAGCAATTGTTTCGGTGTTGTTGGCCGGCGATTCCGAAGGAATGCAGGTTGCATCTTGTTTTTTTTCTCCTTCCACCATTAAACACATTTCAAGAAAATATTTATTTTTGGCGACCTCAAACAGCTCTTTCTTCTCTTCTTCTGTAGGATTGCGCCCAACAGCTTCATTGAAGTTTTTAACTGCCTCTTCTCTATGATGCGCAGCAACAGCCATGGCATTGTTTGGCATTTTAAATTTGCATCTTTCAGCTTTTTGTCCCCCATCTTGTCCCCCACCTTGTCCATCATCTTGTCCACCACCTTGTCCCCCACCTTGTGTTGGAAAATCAGCAGATCCTAAAGATGGTCTAGAACCATCTGTCGTAACGGGAAGAGAGGACTGTCCAGGACCATCGCCTACATCTATATGGATATTAACTGGCGTTCTTCTTTTTTTGTTTCTAAGTTTTCCCAAGTCTTTTAATTCGTCACCTATACCTCGCAAATAGTCTCTTGCTTTTTGTGTAAGATCAGCGTCAGCTTGTTCCGGCGTCTTAGGTCCTTCATCTCCCTTACAAATGGCAAAACTACCCTCGTGTCCTTTTCCTGTCACCGATTCATTCCATTGAGCTTGTTCAGGATCTTTTCCGATTGAAATTGAACAGTAAGGTGGCATTTCTTTATCATTTCCAGTCCACCATTCTTTTGTAGGGAGATCTAATGATTTTAAGGCTTCACCACATTCCTTTTTTGATGCAATGTGTCTACCACTATCACATAAAGCCCCAGCACTCCCTTTCATATACGTCGTAATGCCTTCAATAACTACACCACTAAATAAAAAATATATAAGTATTAATAATCCAATGCACACTAAAACATTGTTTCCTTTATTCATATATATAATAAATTATATTATATGTTTGCTCAACTTTTCTAAAAGTTGACCAAAAATTATCTTAGATTAATTATTTTTTTCTTATTTACAGATCTAGGTCCGAAGCCCCAACCTGGATTAGAAAAGTTTGGATTAGACATACCTTCACGCCTTACTGGTAACCTTCCTGAAATAAATCCTTCCTTCATTTTAATTTTAAGATCATCTAATTTTTCTGCGGTTTTGTTTATTGATGATGCTGTTAATTTATTATCTTTTTCATATTGAAACATATTTGGTTTCAAAAAACGTTTTTTAAGATCATTTTCTATATTGATTTCATCGTTTAATACAACATCTAAGTCAATTGGGAAAGCTTTCTTTTTCTTTTTAACTTTCATTTTTTTCTTCATTTCTTGAGCCTTTATTCTCGCTAAAATTTCATTTAATTTGGCATTTTCTTCCTTTATTAATTTATAATCAGGTTCTTCTTGTTCTTTTGTTGGTAAAGGTTTTACCTTTTCTAACCATTCTTGTAAGTAATTATTTACATTATTTAAACTTGTAATCATTTTTGGATTGGGTTTATGTTTATGAGGTCTCATTAAACCCAAGGCTGGTAATGGCGGTTTATCTTTTGTACAACAGCCTTGCCAACTACATGTTCCTGGTGGTAAATTGTCTAATCGCGTATCTGGAACAGTATCAGCTTTTGCTTCTGGGTCTGTTTCCTCCTCTTTTGTTGGTTCAGAAAAGGGTATAGATCTTGCGACAGCTTCTTTTTTACACGCTGGTCCCTCAATGTCTTCTGGATCCTTCGGTTTGGGATCACAAGCAGCTGCGGCAGCTGCCAAAGCTTCTGGATTTTTTCCTGCCTCAAAAGCATCGGGAGCAATTCCTTCTGGTTCATCACCAATTGTTGGATCTACTACCTTAGCCTCCGCTGCCGCAGCTGAGCCAGGAATTCCTGTGGGAAGCGAAGAAGAGGGTGCAGCATGAGCTCCGTGTGCTCCTACCGGAACTGGTCCGCCATGAGCGCCATGTGCACCGCCGTGAGCACCACCGTGGGCACCACCGTGGGCACCAGGAGGCGCACCGTGAGCACCACCGTGAGCACCAGGAGGCGCACCGTGAGCACCACCTGCTGCACCGTGAGCACCACCCGCTGCATCGTGAGCACCACCAGCAGCAGCACCTGCTGCATCTGCCGCACCACCTGCCGCACCACCTGCCGCACCAAAAGGTGCAGCTGATAAGCTAGATCCACCACTTCCCTTAACGCATGATCTTTTATCGCCGCCCAATTGAAATCCATTTTCACAAGAACTACAGAAGTCTCCCTTTTGTTGTAAACAATTTGGAATGGGAGGTCCTGGTTTTTCACATCTTTTATTTGAATTCAATTGCCATCCTTTATTACAAGCTGTACATTCTGAACCTTTTTGAGTTTGACAGTTTTCTATTTTACTTATTTTTCTGCAGATGGGTTCTTCTCCCTTATTCGCAGATGAAGGTGTATGTCCTTCTATAAAACCTTCACGATGATGCTTCAATCTCGAATGATCTACTGGTCCTGCCTTTTCATATCCTTTCGTGCATTGAATACATTCTTTTCCCAATTGATCGTGGCAATTAGGAATTGGTTCTACGTGTGTACATTTTTTTTTGTCTTCGCTTAATTCATAGTCATCTTCACATTTTTCACAACCATATTTTCCTGCTTGTACCTTACAATTTTTAATTCTATCGGGTAATTTTTTATAACAATATCCACTTTGGGCTGCTCCACCAGCAGTCCATAAATTATAATTAAATGGTGGTTTTTCATTAATAAAATTTGTACAATTTGCGCCAGATTTTTTTATTTTATTGAAATCAGCTCCATAACAGTTTTTATTTCCAGAACAAGCTTCTAAACATTCTTTGGGTGACATATAACCTTTTCCTACATAACCTTTGTTAGGAATTCCCCCAAATCTGCATGCTCCTGGGCCTACCTTTAACATATTTTTTGGGCGTTCATTGTCCATGGGAGCTGCTGCTTTTTTTATGTATACTGAGGAGGTCCCATTTTGAAAAAATTTAGGATCACAAGGTCCTTTTCTTAAATGACACAATGTTCCTTGTTTATTCTTTTCGTAAACTATACAACCACAATCATCATTTTCATCACAAAATTTCTTACATTGATCAATTGTTACACCCATTCCCCACGGTGATGGATCTAAAGTTTGACTTCCGGCGCCAGTATAAGTATTTTTATTTGCCATTTTTTCATAAGTCATCATTCCACCTATTTTGTGTGATTCAGGAATATCGGCGGGGCCGCCAGGTCTTTTCCAAACATCCATTCCCTTATTAGCTTTTGTTTCACAAATTTTATATAAATTTCCATGTCCACCCTTTGCATCTCTTACAATATATCCACACCCAGGCGAATTATTGCAAGTTGTAACTAAATCTTTAAATTGCCCATCTTTTTTATTCATATAACCGACAAAATTTCGCGTTGTGGTTGATGAACAATTTTGATTTCCCCCTTCAAAAATCCACTTTTCTGTATTTTTATCTGAATTTTGTGGAGAAGCAGGAAGAATTTCATCAACACATTTTTTATAATCCTCACCACATCCAGAAGCACAATGTCGTCTTGCGCAATTTTTTAAATTATTTTGAAACCACTCATCTTTACATGTTGAATCAACACATTTATCATAAACTCCAGTTGGACCTTCTTTATCACCTTTACAACCTATATCATTAATAACTTCACAATTTTTTTTAGATGATCCCAAAGTTGTTTTACATTTTAAAGTTGCACTTCCTTTATTACAAATTTTTGAACAATTCATGACATTTGCATTTTTACATGTTGCTTCTAGAGGTTCATAGGTATTTTTACTTTGTATCATTGTTAAATAAATGATGATAAATATTAATCCTAAAACAATGGTTTGAACATCCATAATATATATTTTAATAGATAAAAAAATATTTAATATTAGAGTGATTGATATGGTGGAGCTGTAATACTTCCTTTTTCGTCAGGTTTTTCTGGATGACCTTCCCCAGTAAGAGGTCCACCAATTTTTATGAAATCAGGAACAGGCTTAATAGACATTCCATACATAATTTGGCGTGGATCAGCTGCCATTGTGCCGGGCAATGAACATGCAGCTATGCGTGAACGTTCAAATTTAATACCTTCATGTGCAAGATCAAATGTTATTAGTTTAGCTTTTTCGCAACTTTTATCTGCAGCAATCCAAGCAATTTTTGCCGCCGTAACCAATGCTCTTGCAGCCGGCATTACAGGAAAAGCTGCTACTGCTATTTTATTTACTATAATTGCTACAATAGTAGCCTTATGAGCTATACCAACGGTGGTTTTAGCTATAATAGATGCTGCCATTGCTATAGGCATGAGTTCATCTATTCTTTCTGTATCTGAAGAGGTGATATATCTTGGAGCATCTTTGGCAGGCTGTTTTCCTGTATCTATTTTTGGTGGTAGTGCTTTTCGCCATACATTCCAAGGGTCTGGATAAGGTTTTCGTGTATCTGTTTTTTTTTCCCAACAACCAAATTTCTTTCTTTGTTTTACCCATTCTGAAAATCTTTTTACTATCATACGATGTCTTACCGTATTATATTCAGCAGCAGCCATAGATGTCCATGCCCAACCACGTGGGTTCATCCATGTTAACAAAGTTGCTGCACATTGAGCAATTGCTGCTATAGTTCCTGCAAAACAAGGAACAGGGACCGCACAAGCGGCATCTAAACCAGGCCACGCAATTACAGCATTTGTAGGACCTCCCAAACGTCTTTCCCATTTCTCGTGTGCTTTTACCGTTAATTTTGTTTTTCTCTTTAAATCTTTTGCGGAATGAGCAGCATGCCACGTCAATCTATGAAAATGCCCCTTTTCTATCTCTTTGGCTGTTGGATTGTTTGGAGGCGTCCATGCATTACCAGGTCCTGCGGCACCATCTTTACCTGGACCATCGCCTCCTTTATCCCATTGTTTATCATTATATTCTAGTGGTGGACCTCGTGGAGGGGGAGGACCTTTATCGAGAACTTTTTGAAAGGCAGCACTCATATCACCACCCGGCGCCGGCACTTCAACACCAGGTGTATTTAAAGCTTCTAAAAATTGTTTCATACCTTCTTCCTCCTGCCAAGAAGGAGGTTTATCTTTTTTCATTTTCATCCATAATGTACTTGCAACTCCAGCTAATTCTTTTTTCTCACCTTCAGATAACATAGCTTGTTCTGATTCTTGTTTTGCCTTCATAAATAAACTACTTTTAATACCATCTAAGTTAGGTTTTTCTTTAACTTCCTTGCCATCTTTCACCTTTATTTTTCCATAAGCCGCCCTTTTCATAAATTCTAATCTTTTCTTATAATATTTCTGATCATCCTCGGTCATACCATAATCGGGCTTCATACCCTCTTTATAAGAAGAACCGTTCATTATACAAAATAAGATTATAATTAGTAATATTATTAAAATAAAGTTACTCATATATAAAACTTCTGGAAAAAGTTTTTCCGAAGTTTTATTAAAATGCACCAAACATATTACTTGTTCTTCCCGGTCCTAAAGATAATTTTGGAGACAAAAAGTTTGTTAATGAAGAACCACGAAATCCTTCTTTGCCGCCCTCTTTTGCGCTAACCTTTAATAAATTCTTGCCTTCCCCTGTTACACTAATGTCTTTATAATCTGATTTTTTTTCTTCTGCTTTACATGTTTCAGGTGTACATCTCTTAGTTTCTCTAACTTCTCTCAATCTATCCGCCCATCTTTGTAATTCTTCTGTTGTCATTGCGCCAGGAGCAGGGCAAGATTCCTGAGTAGCACAGTCATTTGCATCTGGTCCCATTGTTCCTAATATTTTCTTTAAACCATCCTTCATTTTTCTTAAAATAGGAATGGTAGATGTTGAGGTATTATTATAAGTATGAAACTTCTTTTTCTTAATTTTTGTTCCATCCGAATCAATAAGTGACCATCTTCGTGGTGGTCCAGCACCCGGAACTGGGCACAATGGTTCTAATTTTGTCTGGCACTGTTCGCCCGCCCAACCTTCGTTACATATACATAATCCTTGAACACATGTTCCTTGCCCTTCTACACAACTTGGACTACATTCGGGAAGTGGTGGGCATCTTTCCAAACCTCCAACCTGTGGTTTTCTTTTTGATTTTGCCAAAGCTTGAAGATCTCCTGGCAAACACATGTTATCGCGTAATGTAAAACCTTTTTTGCATTGCATACAAACATCACCCTTTTGTATTGAACAATCAGGAACACCTGCGTGTCTTTCGCATTTTCCACCCACCAATTTGAAATTTTGATTGCAAATAACACATCTTTCATTAAGTTGCTGTTCACAATTATCAATTTTACCATAATCAGTTGGTAAACACGCGCCATTAGTTAGTGTATGATGTTTTTCGCATTCTAAACATTCAGTTCCTTTTTGTTCTGCACAACCTCTAATAGGTTCAATAGCAACACACCTATTCTTAATTAATTCATATGTATCATTGCATTCCAAACACTTTGTTCCCTCTTGTTTTTTACAATGTGCTATATCTGTTTCAATACATTCACCTTCTCTTAATGTATGTCCATCATTACATATTTTGCATGTAATACCTTCTTGTACTTTGCAATTTGGAATCGCAGCCGCCCAACATTTTTGTCTAGCAGGTTTTAATTCGTATCCTCTTTCACATTTATTACATATATAACCGGGATCTTCGGGTTGATCAATACAATGTTCTATTGGTTTCATACCACACGTGTATGAATCTGCAGATTTTCTATATCCTTTCTCACACTTAGAACATTTAATACCTTCCTGTTTTTCACAGAATTCAATAGGAAGAGGTGTGCAGCCAGTTCTTTGAGCATTTAATTGAAATCTCTTTTCACATTCTAAACATACTCCATTGCTTTGTTTTAAGCACGAACCAACCTCCTTTGGACACGCCTTTTTATCTTCTTGCAAGCGATAACCAGGCAAACATTCGTCACATAAGTTTTTGTTTTGCTTTTTACAATATGGAATTGCAACCACCATACATTTTTTCTTATCTTGCGATACTTTATACCCTTCCATACATACTTCGCATATAGTTCCCTTTTGGGTTTTACAAAATTCAATAGGAGACGCAATACATTTTCTTCCACCCGGTTTGGATGGTTCATAATATTGTTTACATTTTAAACATTCAAAACCTTTTTGATCTATACAATGTTTTATTTCAGGAATATCAATACCTGTAAAAATAGATTTGGTAGTATCAAAACATTTCCGAACAGCATTTGGCACTTTCATTGGAGATTTTTTATTTAAATCTGTTGTTAAATGTAAAGTACCCTTCTTATCTATAAATTTTCGTGAAATTTTATCATCTTGCCACGGACCAAATTTGGGTTGCGTTGGCCATGTTTTTAAAGCCCTCGGTTGAGGTCTTTGACCTTCAACATCCTTAGCGTTTGTTTTGTCAATGGCTATTACACCTCCAGCAACTTCAACTTCTTTTTCACCATTTTCGCGACTTTTTCCCCACGATAAAATATTTTGAACAAAACCTTTAAATCCTCCTGGGCATGCAGGAGCAGGTGGAGGAAAAGGACCGTAATTTGGACCTCCTTCAAATTTAGCCTCTGCTTGTCCAGTACCTGCCCATATAACTTTTCCATCAGGAACACGATTTACCTCATTTCTCATTAGAGAAACTTCCGCCGATGAAGAACACGGTTTAATTGTAGGAGGATTAAATTCTTTTCCTTTTATACCTTCAGCAGTCCATTTCGTCATATTTGTTCCAAATTTATTCCAAGGATTTTTATCTGCTGCTCTACACGACGCAATGAAACCTGCTGATGAACAACCATCTGTTGTTTCATCATTCTTACCCTTAACTACTATAGACCCCTTTCCATCATCAATAAATCTAATCATTTTTCCTTCTTTCACACCCTTATCTTCTTTATCATATAAAGGATATGTTGGGAGTTTCTTACCTTTATGTTCTATACTACCAGCGCGATTTCCTTTGGGATTAAGTCCCGAACTTAAGGTAAGCTCGCAAGTTACCTGATTAGGAGCAATTGGAGAGGTGGACTTTCCTGATAATGTTGGAGGTTTGCCACCAGCCGCTGTATTAGCTAACCAACCAGTTTGAGGTGGATTTTTTGAATTGCTTCCTGTGAAATTATTGACATAGGGAGCTGTTTTATGATCTTGATCATTCTTTCCCAGATACCATTTATTTTCAGGACCCCACCAAATCTCCATTTCTTTATTTTTTACATTAAAAAACCATGGTTTTGATTTATCACAAAATTGATCCTTTTTCTCCTTTTTGCAATATGCAGCAATGCGTCCACCACCAATTCCTGCCGCATATTTACCATTAAGCTCGGACATTCCAGCCCCTTTTACTACTACACCAATATCTGCTTTTACAAAAACATCTGAACCTTCTTCTTGTCCCTCTCTAAAACCTTCTGTATTGGACTTATATAGAAAACAAAGCCCCATTAATAAAACAATACCTAAAATAATGGAGTGTAAATTCATAATATATATATTATAAGACAAAGTTTTTTGAAAAAACCCTTTCAAAAAAATTTGCAAACTAATTTCTAAAGATTATTCAAACATACTAACATATTTTTTTTCCCCATTAAAAGCAGGTGTGCTTAATTCTCTATTCATGTTTCGGCCATCTAATGGTTTATTATGCTGATGGGGGACTTTTTCCCAATTACCATCAGATGCGGACGATGATCCAGCCCCGCTGGCACCAGATTCATTAGATGTCCCATCAACCTTAAATTTTCCACTGATTGGACCTTTCATATCACTTTTAGTGTGCATCGGTCCGGATTCGTGCTTCGCCACCTCCCCTGGTGAACTTTTCGGCTTATCCACCACAATTTCTGGACTTTTTGGTGCTAATTTTTCTTGTTCAGTTTTTTCTTCGTCTTTTTCTTTCGGTGAAGCTGAAGGTTTATTAGGTTTAAGATTAGGCGGATCAACCATTTTTGGAGCAATTTGTTTTTCACAACGAGATTTAAGAACATTAGAAATTTCACTCTCAGTTAATGTTTTTTCTGGAGGTTCAGGATCATCATCTTTTGGGCATCGTGGGCCGGGCTTTGCACCACATTTATCGCTTGGATCTGGTTCCTCACATGTTTCTTTAGTTAATTCTGCCTCTGCCTTTAACCATTCCGCAAATTGATCCTCTGTTAAAGCCCCAGGTCTACAAGCCAGAGGATCATCCTCGCAAGCAGATGGCGGAACTGCTAAACCTACAATTTCTTTTAATCCTTTTTGAATTTGATCTAAAATTTTTAGTTCAGCTTCATTTTTATCTTCATATTCCTCAGTATCTACAACTGCTGATAATTTCTTTTCTTCTTTTGGCGGAACAGGACATTTTTGGGGGACAGTACATACCGCCGAACCAGTTATTACTTTTTTAAAACATTGGGTCCTTTTATCACATTCAACATGTAAATCAGCTGGTTCTTCATCGCCAGTATAAGTTGTACATTGATACTTATCGCCGCGGGGATTTTTATAATCAGCAGCCCAACAATTTGGATCAGTAACACATAAATTCAAACATTCGGGAATTGTTCGAAGTCCTTTATCCTTTGCTCCTTCAGTTGAACCACGGTGTCTACAGCATCCATCGCCAAATTTTCTCATAATATCAGTCTCAAGAGTAAATTTACTTTTTCTATCCTCTGGAGAATCATCTGGTTTTAAATTTTGTTGACCTTCTCGCAAGCAACCATTTACACAGTATAAGCAAAATATTAAACCCAATATCCCTAAAAGTATGTAATTAACGTTCATAATAATATATTAAGATATATTATTTCTTCGCAATTATATATATGCCCGAAACTGCTAGACAAGAAAGAAGAAGATTAAAAAAAACAAAAAATTTATTTAATAGAGCGATTGATGTTTTTGTAACAATGGTATTAGGAATAGTAGCTTTATATGTTTGGTTTATTTTTGGCACAAATTTACAAAATTCTATTTCAGCTTTAAATCCTGCCAGTTTACCAAGCAATCTATCACAAGCACCATATTGTTGCAAAGGATCGAGAGGAGCAGGATCTTGGAAATATGGATTGCCATATAATCTAGGAGATAATCCCACAATTATTCCCTTTATTCCATGTGCAATTAAAATGATTTCTTTTAATTGGTTAAGAACATTATTTTATGTAAAACCGTGGCTTGCAGGAACATTAAAACAATCCTGGTCAACCGGAAGAGGCATGGTTCAAGGATTTAAATCATATATTCCAACCCCTCCCCCACAAAAGGGTGGAGGAAGAATTGGAAATGCCTTGTCATGGGTAAAAGGAAAGGGATCTAATGCAGCTTCCTATATTAAAGGAAAAGGTTCTAATGTTGTAAGTGCTTTTAAGGGCGATGGTAATTGGAGTTTTATGGAATTAGGTTATTTCATTTTAGCACCAGCATTCGCTCTTATAACAATAGTATTATCTTTACCCGTTTCTATTCTTCTTACATATTATGGTTCATTTAAAACCAGTTTATTTTGGTCAATATTTGGCTTCTTATTTGTTCTAATACTTGCAGCTATTAATTCTCTTGTTCAAGTTGCAAATTTGACAGGTTTACTTTTATTTAAAGGGATGAAACTAGCAACATTACAGGATGTTAATAAAAACTTTTTAAAATATGGAAGAGGTCCTGTTATAATGGGATTATTATTTTTAATATTAAAAACATTTCCCGAAATACCATTTTATCTCAGAATCTTCTTATTTTTAGTAACACCGGGATTACTCTTTTATTTTAGATAAATATGACTTAATGGTATTTTCACTAATAAATCATATGGGAAAAAAGAGAAAGGGACAAAAAAAAGTCTCAGCCAATGGCAAACCTTTTGTTAGTGTTTGTACTCCAACATATAATAGAAGGCATTTTATACCCTTTTTAATTAAAAATTTTAAAGCTCAAACCTATCCAAAGCAACTAATGGAATGGATTGTGATTGATGATGGTGAAGATTGTGTTAAAGATTTATTTGAGGGTGTGGAATGTGTTAAATATTTTCGGGTTGAAGAAAAAATGAAACTAGGAAAAAAAAGAAACTTTATGCACACAAAATGTAGTGGGGAAATCATTGTTTATATGGATGATGATGATTATTATCCACCTGAAAGGGTAAATCATGCCGTAAATCGTTTAAGATCTCAACCAAAAGCTTTAGCATCTGGATCATCTTGCATGTATATATATTTTAAACATATTGAAAAAATTGTTCAATTTGGACCTTATGGACCAAGACACGCAACCGCGGGAACATTTGCTATTAGAAAAGAATTATTAAAAGAAACAAAATATGATGATGATAAGGAGATGGCAGAAGAAAAAGCATTTTTAAAAAATTATACAGTTCCCTTTGTACAATTAGATCCAATGAAAACAATATTATGTTTCTCTCACGATAAAAATACATTTGATAAAAAAAAATTACTTATTAATCCACACCCAAAATTTGTAAAACAAACTGGTATGAAATGTAAAGTATTTATTAAGGATAAAGAAATAAGAGAATGGTATAAAAGTCAATAAGGCTCTTCTGCTTGTAAACGCCTCCAATAATATTTTGGACGCATCATTTTTTTAAAAGTTCTCATAATTATTGAATCAGACATAGGCATTGGTTCAAGGGGTTTCATAGAAAAAGAAAGTGCATTTGGCGGTATATAAATTCCTTGTGGATTTGTTGGATCATATGATGATAAAACATTATCTTTTTTTCCCTTATTAAGACAAGAACCCATATATATATTACTTTTTAAAAAAGTTTTATATATATAATGATTTTTGAATTGATTGACAGCAGTGAAAGCGAAGAAACTATTGAAGAAGAAAATTTTTTACCTCCGTCACCACCACCTCTTCCTCGTATACCATCACCGCCACCTACACCGCCGCCTACGCCGGCAGCATCACCTCCACCTCCACCAGAACAATGTCGCGTATGTTTTGAAATTGAACAATTTGATGATCCACTTTTACATCCTTGTTTATGTAATGGCACAAGCAAATTTATCCATAAATATTGTCTACAAAAATGGAGAAAGATGAATTATAATAAACCTGCATTCTTTAAATGTATGGAATGTAATTTTCGTTATATTATTAAATATTCTAAACCTAACGAATTCTTTTTTTATTCTAATAGAAATTTACACGCATTAACTTCCCTCTTAAATTCAATTGTTATGAATATATTAATGTTTTGTGTTTCATTGTTTTTTCAAACAATCACGGTTGAATTAAAATTTAATCCTATTTATTTAATTGATAATAAACCAACTTCATCTTTTTTAAAGATTTCAAACGGCGAAAGCTTATATGGTCATATATATTATTATAGTTGGACTATATTTGTTTTATCTGTTATAAGTCACAATTCTTTCTTAATATCAACATTCAAAGTTATAAATAAAAAAAAATATTGGAAAAAAATGGGTATGAGATTCATGATTCACTATATTTTTTCACTACAATTTATATGGGCATATTATATTTGTAAAGCAGAGCATAATGGGTCTGCAAAAACATTTTTAAATTTTGAAATACTTTATAATTTGATTTATTTTAATATGTTTGGACAATTATTATTGGCACATAATAAAATCTTATATGATATCAATTCTAAAAATATAGGATATGTGAAAAATAGGATATTAACTGTCTAATATATTTTTTAAATCATCAGTTACAAGAGTTTCTTTTTCCAACAATTCCCCAGCTAATTTATGAACTTTATCTTTATTTTTCATAATAAATTCTTTGGCTCTAAGATAAGCTTCATCAATTAGCACTTTAACATCTGAATCTATTTTTTTTTTAAGTTCTTCGCTTATTTGTTTGTCTCTCCAATCACAATAATAAGGACCAATTGACGACATTCCATAAACACAAACAAATTTATATGCCAATGACGTTAGTTTTTCTATATCATCGCTCGCCCCCGTTGTGAAATCATCGCAAAAAATTTCTTCTGCAATACGACCTCCCAATAAAACTACCATTTTATCTTTTAATTCACCCCTACTGTATAATTTTGTATCTTTTGAATCACTTTGTGAAAATCCCAATGCACTTGCACCTCGTGGCATAATTGAAACCTTAATTGGCGCTTGTGTATGTTCAAAAAAATACGAAATAATTGCATGTCCACTCTCATGATACGCTACTTGGCGTCTTTCATCGTCCATTAAACGAAATGTTTTCTTTTCTGGACCTAAAATAACATTGTCAATTGCTTCTTCCAAAATTTTAAGTGATACAAACTCGGTTTGCTTCCTAACAGATAAAATACTTCCTTCATTGCAAATATTTGCTATATCAGCGCACGAAAATCCTATGCTGATCCTTCCCAATTTTTTTGATAATTCATCAATATCTTCTTCAATTGACATCTTTTTTAAATAATATTTGAAAATTTCCTCTCTATCTTTTTTTTCAGGTAATTCAAATCTAATTTTACGATCAAAACGACCAGGTCTTAGCAAAGCTTTGTCTAAAATATCTAATCTATTTGTCGCACCAAACAGCAAAACATTATCATTGTCTTCAAAACCATCCAATTCAACAAGTAATCTATTCAAAGTATTATCTCTTTCTGCTGAACCACCGCCCATAGAACACTTTACGCGCGAACGAGCCAACGCATCTATTTCATCTATAAATATAATACAAGGTGCTTTTTCACGAGCTTCTTTAAAAAGACTTCTTACGCGAGATGCGCCAACTCCCACAAACATTTGAGAAAAATCAGAACCACTAACTGATATAAAAGAGATACCACATTCGCCCGCAACTGCCTTAGCCAACAAGGTTTTTCCTGTACCTGGCGGACCATGCAATAAAGCTCCTCTTGGCATTCGTGCCCCAATTTTTAAATATTTATCGCGATTTTTCAAAAAATCAACAAACTCAAAAATTTCCTTTTTATTATATTCTAATCCCGCCACATCTTTCAATTTCACAGAAACTTTATTATTTGATTTGATATGTCCTGAAAATCCCATTGTCATAAGACCGCGACCCATCATTAAAAACCCAAAAAAAATAATAATCATTCCAAAATCAATGATTTTTTTTACAAACACTGGCGTCTCTTTAAATAAATAATCATATTCAAAATCTCTTATCTTTAATTCTTTTAGAAAAATTTCTCTATTTTCAAGATTTAAAAAATAAGATGTCTTTGTTTCATTATTTAAATAAATATAAGCTGTATTATTACGATAAAAATCTATCTGGGTAGTATTTGGATAAAAATTATTAAAAAAATTCTTTTCTGAAATTTGAATATTGGTTTCATAGAATTTTACAAAAATAGCAATTATAACCCATAATAGCACTGAACTTTTCTTCATTATACTAAATAGTATGTTCTTATTAAGTTATTTAACAATATTCCTTATTTCATGAAATAATGAAACCGTGGGTGGCAACAGTAAAAATATTGATGAAGTAAAAATTATTTTTTTATGAAATTCCGTGCAATATTTGGTTTTTGACCACGGATTAAAAACTAATAAAAGAGTTATGCCAATATATATTTGCCGAAAATAATCCAAACGTTCAAGATAGTCCTTAGCTTTATCTTCTGAAAGACCAAGATAATTTGAAATGCCTATTGCTGTAATTACAAATAAAAAATATACTGCATAAGTTGCATAAATAAAAGCAGATTCATACCACAACATTTATATTATATTTATATTAAATTATCCTTCGTAACCTTCCAAGGTATAACGATCTAAATAACGAAATATACGACTAATATCTAGCTTATTAATATTATAGTTATCGTTATTAAATAATGTGTAAATTTCATCAATCCTATATTTTTTTCGCATATGTAAAAAAAAAGAAAATAAGTCTTTCTTATCCATATCTAGTTGTTTACATAAATTATGAACAAATAATACATTATTATATTCTGTAGAATATTTTGTTAAAACTTTTGTAAAACGAATTTCGGGGGGATTAAAATATTTCTTTCCTGAATATGTTTCGTGAAATAACTTATTATTATAAAAAGTTTTAATTAAAGAACTCATTTCGTTAAATATCCAAATCTGTTTTTGAAATGTAATACGATCTATATAATCTGAAAAACACATATTATCTAAAATCTTAATATAAAAAGGAATAGTACTTGATGTTGAAAACTCTGAAAAGGTATCAATAATATTCTCATGAAAAAGCAAACCAACACTTGTTCTATCCGTTTCATTCATGATTAATGAATGATCCTTCAATTCAAACTTGTTATTTAATAACTTTTTTGTGATTTCTTTTGTATCTTCATTTGTTGAACCTGGCTGAAACATCTTTTGTATCATCTGATTCTTAAACACACTTTGTTGATTTTTATACATTTCATATGTGGATGATAATTTTCTTAAATCACCATTAATATATTTAACTGTGTCTGTAAGCAATGAAGAATCAAAATCGGGCATTAAAAGTCTAATAATATATCTTATTTGGTTTTGGGTTGGAATTTTTAATTCAATTGTATTGCAAACTTTCATAAGTTCTTTGATTTTTTTATCCATGTGATAATTTCCAATACATATAATTGGAATCATAGAAACATTCTCTTTCTTTTGTTTCTTTGTTTTCTTCGGGCGAATAAGCTTTATTAAACTATTAATACCACCCTTATCACCGCTGTTCATACCATCTATCTCATCCATAATAATTATAATTTTCTTCTTTTCTTTCTTAAAAAGACTTATTATATTATTTGCCGCAATATTATGTTTTGTTATATTCTCTATTGCAGATTTGTTGCGAACATCACCCGCATCATATGTAATAATATCATAATCCAACTTTTTTAAAATTTGCTTTACAAAAACTGTTTTTCCTGAACCAGGACTCCCAAATATATAAACACCTCTTTTGGTTAAAATATTTTGTTTTTCCTTCTCAAAATGCTCTAAACATTCAATGAATTTCTTTTCTTCTTGATTTCTATCCAAAATATGATTGATATTTAATTGCTCCATCTAGAACGTATTGAACGGATATTCTTAAACTTATTTTTTCGGAAAGATCCTATTTCTTTTTCATAAAGATCTAAAGTTTCTTTACATTTAGAACTTCTGTATTTAATACACAAATATCTTAAATAAAGATTATACTTTGGGAACATATAACCATCAAAATACCATTTATGACGCTTATTCCATCTTTTATAATTAAATTTTAGCTTATGTAAAAATAAATAATGATAATCATTTCTTATTATTCTTCTAATACAATCGGCACTTATATATGCTTGATTCTTTTCATAATTTGTTTTATTAAGAAAAACTGCTCTTTGTAAAGGTAAAAATTCGCCAATTACTCCAACAACATCTTCCGGGAGTTTTTCTAGATCTTTCAACAACATTTAATATAAAAAACTTTATATTAAATTATTCAATTTATTGTGATTCAGTAGTTTTCTTTCCGGTTTTTTTGTATGCATCTGTTATACCATCCCAATAAATACCCAATCCTTCTGCCCATTTTTTTTTCGCCGCGCGACCTTTGGGACCTTGATACTCCGGTTTATTAAAATCAAAATCGCCCCCTGTATACTCTCCAACATTTCCTTTATCCCCTAAATCGGGATTTGGGCGACATAATAGTTGACCCGTTTGTCCAAGACCCGCATCTGGTGAATCCTTCCCTTTTTCTACAACTTCCCAAAAATCAGGACACATTGAAATTTCGGGCGGATATGTTGTTGAACTTTGAGCTTTATGTAACATATAACCTATTAATGCCAAAGTTCCTATCAAAATTATAACGGAAATAACTAAAACCTTTTTTTGAAAAGTCATTTATATATATATACTTTTAGAAAAATAAGTTTTTTTCCAATACTTTTTCTAAAAGTATTGTATAATGAATGCAAATGGAAGAGTAAATATTATACAACCAGACATAAATAAACAATTTTCAATGTATGATAAAATTCCTGTTGGAAAAGCAACTGATTATGCCAATGCATTATTAGGACAACAAGAAAAAACATTACTATCAAATCTTTATTTTAGTAAGGAAAACATACAAATCGTTCATAATGCAATCAGAGCGGGAGTACATAAAAAATCAAATGGTCGGTATATTATCGGCAAGCAAAATGTTGATACATTGAAGATAATAATGAGAAGTATTTATTTACAACATGCTCGCAACAAACCTTGCAATATAACAGATCAGATTGAAGGATTAAATCAATTAGTTTTAGATTATGCCGTTCCACAAGTTCTTGGTGAGGTGGAATCGTATGTTAAATATAAACATGATGTTAGTACTTTAGCGGTTCCAATGCAAAGACCAGCACATATGTCTACTGCTGGAAGCAATACATTGGAATTAAAACCATTCTTTTAACTGAAAAAAAGGCACCATACAATTATATGTTGTCTTTTATCTATTACGTTGAATTTCATCCTCTAGATGCAGGCGTGCAGCCGTGGACGCCACTTCAGCAGCATCAAGGTATCGTTCTTTCGCCGTGGGGTCATTAGGAAACATCTCATCAATAACCTCCTCCGCCAGAGCCACATTTGCCGCCCGCGCCGCCGCGGCCTCCTCGCCGCCGCCTCTGCGGCCAGGGCAGAATGGGTCTGTGCGTGAACATGGCGGCCAGCAACGACATAGGTCGCGACCAAATCCGCCACCGCCGCCACCGCCGCCGCCGTCAGTATTTTCATTTGAAGTATTATCATCGCTCTCCAAAGCAACGACGCCATGACGACGAGGGCGATCAAACGGCCAGCCGGTTTCCTGGGCGTACACTAACGATGAAAGGCGATCACCCCATGTTCGCCCGTCCGCCGCGTCGCGTTCCTTCTGCGCGGCCATGCTGATTTCGGCATTTTTTGCGCGTTGTTGTAAAGCTTCGCGCTTATCAGCCTCACGACCCACTCTTTCTGCTTTTTTTCGCGCCTCTTCTTCACGAGTTGCCTGTATTTGCAGCTCTACGAAGGACGGGGAGCTTGGAGAACGTGAACGCGCTTGTCGGCCGAGTGCTTCGGCGTGGGTCTCGTAACCGTGGCTTTTACCTTTACCTTTACCTGAAACTCTCACTTTTGGGCGTGACAAAGCAGCACCGCTAGGGCTGCTAGGACTTCTGCGACCACTGGAACTAGTCATACTTTTTAAAGTTGCGATGATTATTTTCCATTCTGCTTGAGCGCCTGGCGTTCCGACTGCACCCGCCAAACTTTTCTCTAACTGCTTAATTTTGGAAGCACTCACACCAGTTTTCTCCGTTTTCAACCACACCTTTTCGTTTGCCCCAAATGAAAAATTTATCCAATTTTTACCACCGTGAAAATGAGGATACGCCGCACCCTTTCTCGCCCCTTTTATATTGTTCTTTTTTTTAGGAAGAACATACCAATCACTACGTTTGTTGGTATCGTTCCATATATAGTCCCTATTTACACCGTCTAACCAAAATGGGGGGGCACCCCCGCGTTTTCGGCGAGTTCTTCTGCGCTTTTTCCGACTACCGCGCTTTTTTCGCCTTCTACCACCCTTTCTTCCCCGCGTTCTTCTTCTACGACGCTTTCTTTCTTCCCTTTCCAACCATTCCCTCATTTCCTTTTCAAAATCATATGGCGATGGAGTTCTTTTTGAAAATATTCTTCTTACTTCGCAAACTACCCGTTCTGTCATATCTTTAACGCGCTTCTTTTCTTGTCTTTTTTTTCTAGATACTCTAGCCTTTTTTCTCTTTTTTTCTTCCTTTTCTAACATCTTTTTATGATCTCTTTTTTCGGTATTAAATGCGCTACATTTTACAGTGGTTTTTAAGGGCGAACGGCTTTTTGACTTACGAGTTTTTGATTTCTTAGGAGTGTTTCCTCCCAATTTCCCAATCCTGCTGTACTGTTTGTTTTTATGTGTATTGCCTCCATGACCAGGTTTATCTATTTGCCCAGGAATAGCAATATGCTCTTTATACCTTTGTAGTGCATTTCTTTTTTGAGTGCGCTTCATTCTTTCCATCATATCTAATCTTCGTTCTTCCTCATTGTCCATTTGATTATTTGCGTTATATCCTTCCTCTGCCATATATTATACAAATAAATTAAAAAATTTATGAAAGTTGGAATTTTACCGCCCGGTTGCCCTTTTAAGTCTATTTGCCCGATACACCTTCAATACCTTCTTCAAATTGTTCAGTTCATTTATCCACATAGTAGCAACTGTCGTTTTTTCCAACTGAGCCAATTGTAATTGTTTCTTATTACATTCATCCAATAATTTCTGGATGTTTTCCTCAATCACACTATCAATTGGCATTTTTGTTAAATAATTATAATTTCCGTCCAATGTATTGTATTTTCTCTTTTTAAGAAGTTCCGTAACAACATCCTTTTTCTTTCTACGCAAATCCAAAACATCATCACATTGTTCTTTAATAAATCGCGCCTTATTACTCAAAATTTGTATTTCTCGTTTGAGAAACGCAATTTGATATTCCTTTCTCTTTTTATACAAATTATATCTTACGGGAACATAACCATTTATAATATCTTCAGCCGAACCAAACTTTTTTATTTGCCCATTATGATCAAATAAATATTGATTTGTGGTTGTTTTTGTTGTTATCATTTTAAAAGTTTTTTCAAATTTATTACTATGATCAACAATACTTTTCAACAATCTATTTAATTTTCCATTAGCCAAAGTAATTGTAAAATCAACTTCAATATCTGTAGACATATCAATATAACTTTTTACAAGTGCTTTCTTTGTTTTTGTACTTTCCATCAGCTTCTCTAGATGTTCCTTAAACTGTTGTGTCCACATCCCCAATGGTAATTCTGTTACTTGAACAATATTCTCACCCAATACAGTATAATTACCCTGAAATGACCACTTTTTTTCTCCCATTGGAGAAATCTTCCCTTTAAAACCTTCATAATACGGTTCAATTTTAGGTCTTGTAGATTTATTTTTCAACAATGCTAATAAATAATTTATTATATCACTTGGATTATAACAAAGCACTTTGGAACTAAATCCTGTTCCAATTCCCTCAGATCCATTGACCAAAACCATTGGAATAATAGGAACATAAAAGTCGGGTTCTATCTGCGTGCCATCATCATCCAAATAATTCAAAACACATTTATCTTCTTCATTAAATAATATTTTAGTTATTGGATTTAATTGGGTAAATATATATCTTTCAGATGCTGAATCTTTTCCTCCCATAAGTCTAGTACCAAATTGACCATTGGGCATCATCAGTGCAATATTATTAGAACCTGTGAATTCTTGGCACATACCCACAATTGTCTTATTTAAACTGGCTTCGCCGTGATGATATGCTGAATGCTCACTAATATAACCAGTTAGTTGCGCCACCTTCACCTCTTTATATAATTTTCTTTTAAAAGCGCCAAAAAGTGTTTTTCTTTGACTAATTTTAAGTCCATCTATCAAACTGGGAATACTTCTTTCACAATCATATTTTGAAAAATGTATCATTTCGCGATTTATAAAGTCGTCATAAGAAACTGCTTCCTTATTTGTATCAAGAACAGCGCTTCTATCATAAGTTGAAAGCCATTTTTTTCTATCATTTGTTCTTTTTTTATTAAAAACTAGATCAAGAGAATTATTTGATTGTTCTGTAAATTCAAAATAAACTATTTTTTTCTTGGCAAAATATTCTTTGAATTCTTTTGCTGTGCTTGTTCCCAAACCCTTATAATATTTCAACTTCCAACCCTTGACATCATTTTTTGATTTCCATTCCTCAGCTTCACCATCATTATAAAAACAAATCTCCTTTTTTCCTTTCTTTGCTTTCAAAATGGGAGTATTCATAAAACCAAGAAACTTCTCAATCTTTAGAAGATCATTCCAAAGCGTATGAAACATATTAACACACAGCCCCTTGATATGACTACCATCCAAATCCTGATCGGTCATAAATAATATGCTTCCATAACGCAAAAGACGAGCAATATGCTTGCGATCTTTATATTTCTTTCCGCTCTCCAAACCTAATATTTTTTTAATATTATTAATCTCGTCATTATTATTGATTCTCGCTGCCGACATACCATCAGTATTCATTAGCTTTCCTTTCAAAGGAAACACTCCAAATTTATTACGATCTTGTTTTGATAATCCTGAAACAATCCCACCCTTAGCTGAATCTCCCTCACAAAGAATAAGAATACATTGAGATGATTTTGCCCCTCCAGCCCAATTAGCATCTATTAATTTTGGAACGCCACGAATAGCTCGCGTTTTCTTTCCATCAGTTTTCTTTCCAGCATTTTTTTCTTTAATTACATTTGTAAGAAGTGCTGTCTCCATAACTCCCAATTTTGCAATCTTATCTATAAATTTATCTGAAACAACACATGAAGATCCAAATTTTCTGACAGGCAAATTCATATACTCCTTTGTTTGACTATCAAAAGTGGGATTAACTATTACCGAATTAACAAACAGCATCAATTGTTCTTTTATCGTAGCTGGTTTGACCTTCACCTTCTTTTTTTTTACAATATACGCAATTAATTTTTTTACAATCTGATTAAGAATATAATCTACATGCTTCCCACCCTTTTTGGTATTAATACCATTTACGAATGAGACTTGGGCATATTCATCCAAAGGAGACAAACAAACCGCATATTCCCAACGATCACCGCCATTTTCATAAAGGCGGGGCGTTTCGTTTTTTTTTCCAATGTAACAATCTATATAATTTTCAAAACTTCTCACAGGCAAAACCTTTCCATTCCAACGAACACGAACTGTTTTATCTGTAACCGCAGCTATATCCAATGTTCTTTTTTTAATAATATTAAACATATCGGATGTCAATTTCTCAAGACCAAACCTTTTATAATCTAGTAAAAAGCTCACTTTTGTATAAGGACTTCGCTTGCTTTTTCTAACCGAAGGTTTGCCAATCACTGAAAGATTATCTTTAAACTCCTGAGAATATTTCAATCCGCGATTTGCGTCTACGGTCTCAATCTTTCCCCATAAAGAATAAATTAAAACCAATTTAAAGCCAAAACCATTCTTCCCACCAACAATCTTGTCTTCGTCTTTATTATAATTTGTTGATGTTCTCAAATGACCAAAAATCATTTCTGGAACCCACATTTTATGTTCAGGGTGTTTTGCAACGTCAATTCCATCGCCATCATTCATTATGCTAATAACGCCGGTCTCCTGATCTACAGAAATATCTATTGTTGTTACTGGTTTAACTGATTTATCACCCTTCTTAATTTTTTCTTGAAGACGAACGCGATGATCTCTAGCGTTTACAACTCCTTCATCAAAACACTTATATAGTCCAGGAACTGTTTTTATTTTTCCCCAACCCATTCTTCCATTCTCATTTAAAACCCAATCCCAAATCTCATCTTCCTCTATAGAACCAATATAGGTGTCGGGGGTATCAAGAATATGTTGCCTATCAGTTTTTTTTTGATATTTTTGTGCTAAATTATCAGTCATCATTTATTTAATAATTAAATATTAAGTTATTTCAATTTTTCTTTTAGCCTAAATAATTAGCTTAAAAATAAATGAACCGAATCTATTAATGAAAAATACAATAATGATTTATTCTGGCGCGTTAATTTTAACATATATTGTTAATGCGGTTACCGCCCCCCTTTATGCTGACAATTGCACCTCAATCACTACTTATAATTCCCCTATTTGTTCTACAGGATTAAGTATTTTAACGGGAGCTGCTGGTTTAAATTATTGGATTTACTATTTTGCAATCACAAGTCTTGCTGTATTTATTTTATCCAAAACAGTTGGAAGAGGAAAATAAAATTTAGCAATATTCTTTTCTTTATATAATTTATAATGCTCGCTGTTGGATCACGCGCTCAAGTATGGCATGGAACTGCCAAAGCCACTGGATATGGTAAAAAAGGACTTCGCAAACATCAATTGAAGAAAAATAAGCATGGGAGAATTGTCTCGCGTAGAATGTCGAAAACCGCAAGAAGACAAGATCGTTTAGGGAGGGCTGGTTGGAAAACTAGAAAAGGGGTTTTTGGTTCTTATCATGTTGATTCGCAAAGAACGCGCAGACGCAGACCCAGACGCAGACCCAGACGCCGCCGCCGCCGCGGTCGCCCTACACCCCGCTCAAGAAGATGCCGCCATAGATCGGGACCAAACAAGGGTCAGTTCAAGAGATGCTAAATAAATTATTTTATGAATATACTTTATATGGCGCGAAAAAAAAGGCGTTCACGGCGAAGAAAGGGCGGACTAGGTCAAGGAAATAACAATCGAACATCAAAAATTTTAGCAAGAGCTCCCTCCATCAGGAGACGAATGGGTGAGGCGGTGAAGGGAAATGCAGGAACATCAAAAATTCTCGCAAGAGCACCCTCCATCAGGCGGCGAATGGGCGAGGCGCAGAGATCGAAATCGCCCGCACCACAACAGCGAGACAATCCAAACTACGACGAACGCGGTCAAAACGAAGTAGATCGGGGCTGGGTTAATGTTGCAACACAAGAAGATGACGAACTGGGACACATAACAGATCCAAATATTGGAAAAAGAAAATGGTACGATCCTCGTGGGTGGGTAGGAATGGGTGGAAAACGTAGACGCCGCAGAAGAACACGAGGGCGTCGTAGAAGTCGCCGCAGACGTCGCAGAAGAACGCGCAAACGTCACAGACGTCGCAGACGACGCTAAGACAATTTTAAATTATCCGTATAATATATGAATAATTTAGGAATGCGTAAAAAAAGATATAGAAGAACGCGGAGACGTCGTAGAAGAAGAGGGGGGAGGCGCAGACGTAGAAGAAGTCGCCGCAGAAGAACGCGGAGACGTCGCAGAAGAAAACAACGAGGAGGTTGGAATTGCCCAGTTTGTGGACACACCAACTCAGGAGATGCGGTCCAGTGCCAGGGGGAAGACCCGGACGGTGGACTGTGTGGCCGGTGGGCGCCCACGCCGCCCATAGTGGACGCTGTGCCTGTGGAACCAGTAGACGAAATCATGCGCGAGCTGGAGAGAGAAATAGCCGCAGCGCCGTTATCAACACTGCAACCAACAAAAACAAAACAGACAACAAAAACAAAACAGAAACAGCGTGGTGGCCGCCGCAAAACACGCCGCCGACGTCGCCGCAGAAGAAAACAACGAGGAGGTTTTGACCCCATCCCAAAATTCAGATATAAACCAAAAGTATTTTTAAATGCTAGTGCTCCTAAAGAAGCGCCAATTCCACCAAAACCTTGGTGGTAAAAAATCAAAAAAAAAATAATAATTATTTACAATGGAATCTCACGATTTAGACGTAGATAATTATGATTTAGAAGACTTACTAGAACTTTTTAAGTTAGATTATAATTTTTCTGGCGATGATTTAAAAAAGGCTAAAACCATATGTTTAAAAACTCACCCAGATAAGAGTGGTTTAGATAAAAAATATTTTATTTTCTATAAGAAAGCATTTGAAGTAGTGGCGCAGATTTTTTATTTTCGTGGACAGAGAAAAGATCGTCCAATGGAATATCATGTGGATTATGATGAATCAAATAAAAAATTATTAGACCCACTTACTAAAAATGGAAACTTTAATAATTGGTTTAATGAAAATTTTGAAAAGGTTAAAATAAAAGATGAAGAACATGATGAAGGATATGATGATTGGTTTCGCTCAAGTGAAGATCCAGTTAAAGCGAAATTAATTCCTTTTAATAAATTCAATGAAGAATTTTATAAAAGAAAAAGAGAATGTAGCGCTATAGCAAGACAAAATACGGTTCAAGATATGGGAGCGAGTTCGGGTTATAATTTGGTAAGAGATAGGATTGAGTATTCTTCAGATATATTTAGTAAATTAAAGTTCCAAGATTTAAAAAAGGCACATACAGAAACTCTCATTCCTGTTACAAAAGATGATTTTGATAGACGTCCAAAATTTGCAAATGTTGAAAGTTTTCGTAGACATAGAAATTCTACAAAAATAAAACCAGTTTCAATGGAAGAATCGCAAAGAATTTTACTACAAAAGGAAGATTTAGATGGTAAGAATAATACAAGAAGAGCTTTTAAAATGTATCAACAAGATTTAAAGGTAGAAAAAGCAAATAATGTTTGGTGGAAAACTATAAAACAATTAGCAGATCGATAAATATTATTCTAAAACTAATATATATGTTGAAATTATTCAAATTTATGTTAGCCGTAATTGTTTTGGTAATATTATCACATTATTATAATCTTCATAAAAAGGAACAAGGTAGTCGTGAATTAGATAAATTAGATCTAATTCAAGAATATTTATTAAATGGTGAAAGTGCTAATTCTCAAAAACCTATTTTATGGATTCATAATAGTTATAAAATTAATGCTCGTAATTGGGATAGTTTTAAATCCAGGAATACTAAAGATCTTAATCAGCCATATTTATATTTATGTATTAAGAGTATTATAAAGCATTGCGGAAAATCCTTTAATGTGGTTTTAATAGATGATAATTCATTTAGAAAGTTAATTCCTGATTGGACTGTTTCGATGAATATTATAACAGACCCAATAGAAAATCATATGAGAAATTATGCTCTTGGAAAGTTGCTTTATTATTATGGAGGCATGTTAGTTCCTTGTTCAACAATCGCTGTGACAGATTTCAAGCCAGTTTATGATAGAGGTGTCAATCGTCATGGTTGTTTTACTGTAGAAAAAGTAAATAGAACAAGTACCTCAGAACTTAAACAATACTTTCCAACGATGAAAATAATGGGATGTAAGAGAAAAAATCCTCTTATAAAAGAGTTTGTACAATATTTAGAAGCATTAGCACTTAACGGTAGATCAACAACAAATGAGGATGATTTCTTAGGTCAAATTGATAGATGGTTGTATCATAAGACTGCCACCAAAAAAATGACTTTAATAGATGGCAAAACATTTGGAATTAAAACCGTGTGTGGCAATCCTGTCTATATAAATGATTTAATTTCGCAAAAAATAATAGAGTTTGATAAACGGTTTTTGGTTGGCATTTATATTCCTGCAGAAGAATTATTAAAAAGAACAAATTATCAATGGTTTGCTAGATTATCTGAAAAACAAGCATTAACTGCAGATACTTTAATATCCAGGCAATTATTGGTCAGTTTGGGAAACCCAATAGCTTGTAATTAATTTTTTGGTGGATAAATGTAATAAATAATTTCATATTTAGATTTATCATATTTGATTTTAGATGTAAAAGCCAAATGATTAAATTTGCATATTTGTCGTAATATGGTTACAAATGTTTTATAATTTTGTTTGCGATTTATATAAAATTTTTTACAATTAAAATAATAATCTTTAATACTTTCACAAAATTTCTCAATATCATTATTAAATTTTGCTTTTTTAAATGATTCTCTGGTTACAAGATAATATTTTGTATTATCTTTTATTGCATAAGTTTCTAAAAAATCAAAAATAAGCTTATTGGGGAATTCTTTTTTAAAAATTTGATTAGACATATATTAACATCAGATATTTTTATTTATTTCATTTGTAAATAATGCTAATTCTATTTCCGATTCATGTATTGTATGAAATATAGAAATATATTTACAGATATACATTATTAATTTATATTTGCTTTCTTCATCCAAAATTGTTGTTGTTTTTACAAAAATAAAATAACTGTCCAAAATATCCATAACTGAATATCCTTTTTTAAATATTGTAAAAATAATTTTTATAGCTTTCGGTAAGTTTTTATCAATAAACCAGGCTTTTGTATATTTCTCAAACTCATAAAAACTAATATTTGTACAAATCTCTTTTGCCATTTTTTCAGTAATTTTTAATTGTAATAATTTGAATTTTTCCATATAATTTATAAGAAGGCGGGTTGAATTATTACAAACATTTAATATAAATTTTTCTGCCTGAGGAGTTATATCTAATTTTTCATTCTTCTTGATTTTATTTAAAATTTTTAGTAAAAAATTTAATCCCATAGGTTTTATTTTTACAATTGTACATCTTGACTGAATACTATCAATTACCTTTTGGATATTTGAACATGATGATAAAAAATGAACATTGTGACTATATTTGTCAATACAATTACGAAATACCTGTTGACTTTGATCATTTATTAAATCTATATCATCTAATACAATAAATTTTTTTTTACCACTTATTGAAGATGCTGTTTGGCAAAATGTTTTTACCTCATTTCTATAATATTGAATTCCCTGTTCTTTCAAACTATTAATATATAATACATTATACTTTGGGATTTTTTTAAGACCATAATATTCGCGAATCGTTGCATCTAATATAGAAGTTTTACCACTTCCAGAATTTCCTATTAATAACATATTTAATGAATCCATCTTAATAAGAGTTTTTAATAATTTTATTAAAAGCTTCTCAATAAAAAAATCAGCAAAAACTATTGGTTTATATTTTTTTAAAAAGGGAATGTCCATAAATATTTAAATAAAAAGATTTTAAGCTTTTTGAAAATAATATAAAAATAATTTAATCCAGTTAATTATAATGGATTATTATGGCGTTTTGGGAGTTGGAAAAAATTCATCGCCCGCAGAAATTAAAAAAAATTTTAGAAAATTATCTTTGCAATATCATCCAGATAAGAATAATGGTGATGATTCAAAGTTTAAAGAAATTAATGAAGCATATCAAACTCTTTCCGATAAAGAAAAGAGGCGAATATATGATTTACAACAAAATAATCCTTTCTTTTCCGCTATGAATGGGGATCAAAATATCCCCGACCCCGGTGATATTTTTAAAATGTTTTTTGGGGGAACTGAAATGAATGGTTTTCCTGGAATGCCTGGTATGTCAGGAATGCCCGGGATGTCTAATATCCATACAATGCCTGGTATGCCTCACATCAGAATATTTCAAAATGGAAGATCTTCTTTTATGAGACCTCAAAAACCTCCACCAATTGTAAAAACTATTGAAATTGATTTAAAACAGGCTTATACTGGAATGGACTTCCCATTGGAAATTGAACGTTGGGTAGAAGAAAATGGAACCAAAACTATAGAAAAGGAAAAATTATATATTCCAATTCCTCCGGGAATAGATAATAACGAAATGATCAAATTGGGGGGAAAGGGGAATAATTTGGATGGTATACGAGGAGATATTAAACTACCAATTATCGTAAATAATAAAAGCAAATTTACCAGACACGGATTAGATCTTTTTTATAAAAAAAAATTAACATTAAAACAAGCTTTGTTGGGATTTGCCTTTGATTTAACTTTTTTACACGGAAAAGTCTATACAATTAATAATAGTGGAGGGAAAATAATGTCACCCGGATATAAAAAAGTGGTGCGTGGAATGGGAATGAAGAGGGGCGAAACAACAGGAAATCTAATTATTGAATTTGATGTAATTTTTCCTAATAAACTTTCTGAAACCCAGATAGAAAAGCTTCAAGAAATATTATAGTTTTTTTTTCAAAAACCTCAGATTTCTCTCTTTAATGGATTTTCAATTCTCATGAGAGCAATATTTATAAAATACCCATATTTGACCTTTTATTAAATTTTACTCTCATGAGAATTGAAAATCCATTAAAGAGAGAAATCTACAACTTTTGAAAAAAAGTTGTTCAAAAGTTGAGAGGAATTATCTGTGTCTTTTACGTCGGCGACGTGTTTTTCTGCGCTGTTTTCTTCTGCGTTTTCTAGAACGCCGTCCTCCACCTTGTTCCTCATCATCTTGTTCATCATCATCTTGTTCATCATCGGAAAATTTCAATAGCCCCTCCATGTATTTTTCATTCTTCGCCCGCGCCGCCGCCGCCGCCGCCTCCACCTTCTCCGCCTCTATCCCCGCCTTCACCGCCGCCCGCCGACGGGACTCCTTCGCCGCCGCGGCCGCGGCCTCCGCCTCCTCCTTCTCGCGCCGCGCCGCCTCGTGCTTCGCGCGCTCTTCTTGCCTTTCATCTCGGCGCCGTTCATACCTCTCCTTCTTCTC